TTGTTTTGGTCGGTCAGTTTGTAATATGTGGTCATTTGCAGGCCTCTTCCGCTATAAAGATAAGGTCAATGGTTTGGTTTGATGCCGCCGCCGACTCCGCCGCCGACCGCGCCGCCGCCGACCACTCCGCCGCCGACCGCGCCGCCGACCGCGCCTCCGCCGACCGCGCCGCCGACCGCGCCGACCGCGCCGCCGACCACGCCGCCGACCACGCCGACTCCGCCGCCGCCGCCGACCACGCCGCCGACTCCGCTGATTCTTTGCTCCTATCCTCCCCACTGAGCCATCTGTCGGCCCACTTGCTCCAAGCGGGATCGGAGCAGACACGTTTGGCGCAAAGGATCGCAAATTGGACCCTCTGTTCAGTGGTGACAACAGGTAGAGGGATCTCCCGAATGGTTGTCAACTCAGTGACCCCTAATTTGATCTGCCCGTCCCTCAGCACTACGCCAACCCCCTCGGCTTCCCACAGTTTAGGGGTCTGAAAATCGGCGTGAATCGGGTTTAGCAGGACAGCTAACAATGGGTGCTCGTAGCAGTGCAGCCAACCCGGACCGCACAGTTCGCCCTCACCATTAGTGCGGTGAGTAACACCTGGACCCCATTGTGTATGGTTCATTGTCTTGTTGTTTCGGTCAGTCAGTTTGTAATATTTGGTCATTTGCAAATTCCTCAATTCGACCCGTGTAACAGAGCATACAGCCGACTGATGCCCCTCATTTTGCGACCACCCGAGCCGGGCATGACTGGTTCGGACAGCCATCAAACCTCCCACGCATACGGGCCGACTCCCCATTTCTCATCTCCCACCGACAACATACCAGGCATTTGCCGGCTGTCAAATATATTTGAGGGTCAGGCATCGATCCAGACTTTCTGCAGGTCAGAGTCTCGTTCAACTAGCCGGTATCCTAGCTCCCGCATACATTGCCGGGTTTTGGTTCGGTCATACTCGTGCGCTGAGGGTAGCTGCAATACATTCTTGTCGAGCCAACGGGTCGATACCGCAGCATCAATAGTCGGATGGTAGTTGTTGGCCTGCAACCAATCCTGCAACGGCGCCATCCTCTCTGCTAGTGACGTTCGGGGCTTGGCTTTTGCCCAGCCGACCTGCTGAGCGTACCGGACCGCAGTGGGGTAGGGGATGTTAGTGGCCCTGGCCCATTCTGCGATGCTGCCTAGCGCCAGCATGGCATTTAAGACCGCGTTTTTTTCCTCCTGGGGGGTCTTGCGGGTTACTCGACCGGGCACGGTCACCTTCGCTTTGACATTGTTGACCACGAGCCCATGTAGCATCAACTGACCCCCGAACCAATCCCCAGTGACACCTAGGGACCAAGCCGCTTCTGGTTTCCACTGCTTATGCTGATGCCAAGCGTCGGTCAATAAGGTGCGGCGCTCTAGCAGGGGGAGCGCGGCAAGCCTCGTCTCTTCAGGAGGTGTAGTGACTGACGGTCTATTGGTCGGCCACGTCTTCAGGCCCCAACGCAGGATAGCCGCTTTAATCCAGGTGTTCGAACAACGCAGCAACGCAGACACCTGACCGATAGGCATACTGTTGGTCAACTGGCCGACATATGCTTTGGCCTGTTGGTCATCCTGTCGTATGGCCTGAACCATTGCTGGGTCATTAGGACATGTCGCGAAGTCGAACATGCCCACCTGCGTCACACCTTCCAGGGCTAGAGCTAGTGCCAGTTCGTACTGGTCAACACCAGCACGCCAGGCCAAATTATAGAGCACGCGAGATGGCGAAACCCTAGGAGAGACCTCGTTTAGGTGGCCAGCCAACTTAGCGATCGTTGCCTTTGTGTTAGCAGTCATGATAGGAGTCTATAGCATAGTGCCGCATCGCGTGCAAGCAGATATATGGGGTATCGAGTGATCGCGCAGTTTTTAGCTAAAATTAGACGAAGCCTGAAAAATAGCCAAGCCGTTTCGGAACATAATCATACACTGGCCCTATGCGTATCACTCATTAGTTAAAAAATAGTTATAATTTCCTTCATCTCTCAGCCAAAAGTATCAATAATCATAGTCTAGGATGGTCGGTATGCTGTAATTAGTGTGTCTCCGTCTTATTACATAGTAAATGAAGGGAAAGATTTTCTGAGCCTCGACCGTTTGGTCGTCCTATCATTATCCACTGCCATACACTACACCAAGAATCATAGGGAGGGCAAACGGTCGTCAACGTTTTTGAATTTTTTTCCGATGTTACGGGAAGAAAGACGGATTCACTGCAGTGTGGTAGGTATTACCCTAGCTATCGATTGCTGGCGCTGTGACAGGGGGAAACGAATCATACCCTGCTAGGGTCTAGGTATGGTCTATTTGGGGGCACTAGCAGTCTGCAATCATAGTACCAAGCCACTGCCATTGAGTAGTGCACCTGCCCTCTGCCCTCGTCGTGCCCTCTGCCCTCTGCCCTTCTAGTGCCCTCTGTCCTCTGCCCTGTGGGATATCCTGACAGGGAAGCCCTATCGCAGAGGGCACTAGAAGGGCAAGGCTATAGCTATAGGATAAGGGGAAGGGCAATGTAGAGAAGGGTAATCAATAGTGATATAGTGTATGTATGTATGTAGCTATGTGTGCATAGCGAACGTTCGGCCTACCCCTTCCGGATGGCGGGACCGTCCGACCCCCCGGCCCCCTCTTCATTTCTGCCCCCGAACCGCTACACACCAAATTTCGCAACGACCAAGCTATGATTATGCACCACAGAAATTTTTAGAGACTCCTAGCTATGATTATTCACTTGCCGATGGTTTGCGATCTGCAACTAGCCTTGGCCGAACTTGACGACGTTGACGATATGGTGCGAAAGTCACATGGCCGGGACCGGGAAGATATCGCTCTAGCCTCTCTGCGCTGGCAGAGGGTCTAGAAGGGATTGGTGAATAACCCATTGCGCCGACCCCAACCATGTGTCATTGTATAGCCTGGCAGACGAAATGGGTCTCTACCCTAAGTGTCGGCCCTGTTGGTGATTCGGGTCTTAGTTTGGTATGTGTCATTGCGGTCTCCCAGAAAGGGGCTCTAACGGGCCCCTTTCGCTATTTTGTGGTATATCCCATTGAACCAAGATTCAAACGATAAATTCCTAGCCATCGTGGCCCAAGAGGTAAACCCAGAATCGCAGGGCCTGCCCTGGCTGCCATTGCCGGCGGAGTCGGCCTCAGACTACATAGCGTTTGAGCTTTGGCGGGACCTAGGTACCAAGAGGCCCAGACAGGCCCACCGCTTGGCCATCGCTAACGCCTGGGAAGCCAGGGCCCTGTCGTATGACGACTACCTGGCCCGACAGCCGCAGGACCTGCAAGCGAAGGCGCAGGAGCTAAGCCGTAGCATCTTAGGCTCCTCAGCAATGGTCCTGCATTGCCTGCAGTTAGAGCTTGTGAAGATCGCTCGCTCGATGGGAACGACTTCCTCCCCCTCCCTCACCCTGCCTGAGGTCCTGAAGGGTCTAGAGACTGTGGCCAAAGTGTCCAGGCTACTGACTGACCAAAGCACCGAAAACATTGCAGTGATCGGCAAATTCAATCTGTCTCTGTTGACTGACGAGGAACTGGCGCAGTACGAGGTGCTGACCAAAAAAGCAGAAATCGAAACCTAGGCTTTGACAGCCGGCAAAATACCAGCTACTGTTGAAAGGCAATGACGATTACCACGACCATTACCATTATCCTGACCATTTGGATCGCTCTGTCTGTGGGTTTCACATACCTCTACAGCAAGCTCAAAAGCAACAAACAACACAATAATACCAACACTACAGGACATACTCCAGAACATCTCAATTGCCGATGTGTTGACCACTATATCGATACTACAGCTAGTACCAATACTACAACAAAAAACCACTACGTTTATCAGGGCCCTAATTACGACACACAAATCGAATTAGCTTATCGCAAAAAGCAAGCGCAAATTGCTGAACTACTAGTCCAGATGCGTGAAAATAGTACGGTTACAGTAGACGAAGACGGGTATCTCTATTGCTCTTTCCGACTGCCTTACAGCTACCCTTTCGTCTGGCGCGTCTATATCCCGTTTGACTCGGTTGACGTTGCCTGGGACATTTACCGACAGGACCGGGCAGCTGCTGCGAAACTATGGGAGATTCTGTACAAATGAACCCGACAGCACCGATACCAGAACCGGATAACGAGCGCCGGACACCTGTCGCGATAGTCGAGGCAGCCCGCAAAGTCTTAGGGGTCATAAACACAGACCCTGCTACTGACGAAGAGGCGAATCTAGTAATCCAGGCACGATATATTTTCACAAAACAGGACCAAGGGCTAGACCAAGCGTGGTACGGCCAAGTATTCCTGAACCCGCCAGGTGGAAAGATAATTCAGTCCGGAGCCGGAAAACGGCCAGTATCTAGCGCTGCAGTTTGGTGGGCCAAACTGCTATCTGAGGTAGTCAAAGGACACACGACGGAAGCGATATTTGTGTGTTTCAATCTTGAGGCGATGCTGAATACGCAACGGTTCGGGCCTTTGCCAATACAGGCGTTCACGTTCTGTGTGCCGGCCAAGAGACTCAAATATCCCTCCGCCAATGGCAGCAAATCGAAGTCACCGCCCGGCGCTTCCGCTATTGTGTATGTAGGTGACAAGCCGGAGAAGTTCGGGGATTACTTCAATCCGTTCGGGTATGTTCGACAGGGCTGCAGCCTAAGGGAGTTCAGACGACATGAAACCAACTGTCATTGACGTGTTCCCGTACATCACGACCCGCCTGGAGGGTCGAGTCTCGCACATGTACCTGGACTGCAAAGGTCTGGTCACTGTGGGACTAGGTTGCCTGATTGACCCTGTATCGTTGGCCGTGCAGTTGCCTTGGGTACACAAGGCAACATTGAAACCAGCGGGCCCGCAAATCATCATCGACGAGTGGCAGCGCATCAAAGACGACCAACGATTAGCCAAATTTCACTACAACGTCGCTGGGTCGCTCACACAGTTGCGGCTGACAGATGAGGGCATTGACTCGCTGGCAGTTAAAAGGCTGTCAGTTTTTGAGACCGACCTACGGAAGGAATTTCTTGATTGGGATGCGTTCCCTGCTGACGCACAGCTGGCCATTATGCTCATGACTTGGGCCATGGGTTCTGGGTTCACACATAGTTGGAAACACCTAACATCGGCGTGCAAAGAGCATCGTTGGATTGACGCAAGCGAACAGTGTAGGATCCAGGAAAAGGGGAACGTCGGCGTTATCCCGCGCAATAAAGCGAGCAAGTTACTGTTCGCGCAGTCATGTCTGGCATACGGCCCTACTGATACCGGGTACGATGCGCAGAAGGTCAGCCTTGAGGTATTGGCGAAACTACCAGAGCTGAGAATGGCCGAATATGTCCCGCCCAGCTGAACTAACCCGGGAACAATTCATTGCAGGCATCGAGCAATCGGGCACAGTGCCTGCACTGTACCCCGACACAAGGGCTTTGTACCAAAGTGAGGGGTTCCGGGCCTCCCCTTCCGGGCTGTTGCCGTACGGCTCGCCTGCTGTGGACGCGCTTGTGTGGGATGACGGCCTGTGTCTGTGTTCTAGAGCATTTTTTGCGGAAATGGTGAAAGCCTGTGGACAATAACATGCACACTAAATCAGGACCCGTTACTGGCAGCCACGCGGTCAAAACGAAAAGTCTCAAGGAGTTTGTGGCGGACTCTATCGCCGCAATAGAGAAGCTAAAAGAGTCGAAAGCCTGTAGCTACGAAGAAGCCGAAGGGATTGACAAAGCCATCGAGACCTTGGAGGCCCGGCTAGACCTGTATCTATTCCGACCCTGCAAGCGCGAGGGGTGCACAAACAAAGCGTATCGTGAACGTGGTTCGAAGGGCTCTAACCCCTATTGTCTGGCCTGCCGAAACAAGGGACGGCCGGTAAAGAAGAAGCCGAAACTGGACTACGATACAGGCTTCCGGGACACACTAGGCAACCAATGACCAAATCCAGATTTTCCGAAATGGTTCTGTCGCTCATGTCGGGCAATACGATAGAGCTAGCGCCGTTGAACGGTAGCAACGTCTGGACGCCTGCTCGTCTGCACAGTTCCGGGACATACTTCGAGGTAAACCAGGGTCGATGGTACCCAGCCCCACTAGGCGGGGCAGGGCATGAGGATTGGCGCTACTCGAGTGTGGAAGGGAAGCTAGGGTGATAAGCAACCCCTCGCAGATAGCGCTAGACCGAGAACTGATCAGGCGTTGGGGGCTGTCCGAGTTTGCCAAGCGCGCTTGGCACATCGTTGAGCCGTCGGTCCCGTATGTCCACAATTGGCATATCGATACGATGGCTCGGCACATCGAGTGTTGCATTGCAGGGCAGACCGAGACCGACAGGCGATTGATTTGCAATGTCCCGCCCGGGACAATGAAGTCCTTGCTGTTCTCGGTCTTCACGCCCGCCTGGATCTGGACTATCTGGCCCGGGTTCTGCTCTATTTACGCCTCTTTCGATATCGGGGTCAGCCGTCGTGACGCAGAGCGAACGTTAGCGATTCTTGAAAGCCCCTGGTATAAAGAGCGCTGGCCCACCGTCAGATTGAGGTCTAGCAATCAACCAGTAACCTGGTTCTACAACACACAAGGGGGCTTCCGTTTTGCTACTTCGGTCGAGTCTAAGGTGACCGGAGTGCATGCCGACTTGCGCGTAGTAGACGACCCTATCAAACCCCTCGACACGATGGGAGCTTCGTCAACCACTGCTGTGCAGCTGGACAAAGTGAAGACATGGTGGGACGGGACAATGAGTTCCCGCAACAAAGACCCCAAAAATGCCCGCTATGCTGTGATAATGCAGCGGCTTCACGAGGATGATTTAGCCGGTTACTTGCTCAAGAAAGACGAGGGCAAGGTAACTCATCTGTGTTTGCCGATGCGGTATGTCGAGGAAACCAAGTGCTATAATACGAACGTAGGGGCTGGGGATTCCAGGCTATACCAGGGGCAGTTGCTGTTTCCGGAGCGATTTGATGAGAACGCGGTAGCCTCCCTGGAACGGGACCTAGGCATCTATGCCGATGCTCAGTTACAGCAGAACCCCACGAACCCGGACGGCGAAGTCTTCAAGGCGACTTGGTTGCATTACTATGACTCGCCCCAAGACCTGCCGAAGTTCACGAACCTTACCCTTTCATTGGATTGCACCTTCAAAAAAACGACTGGCTCGGACTACGTTTCCGCGCAGCTATGGGGGCGCAAGGGGCCCAATTTCTATTTGGTCTGGGAGTTGTGCGAACGCTTGTCGTTCACTGATACTGTCGAGGCCACTAAGCGCATACTGGCCCGCAACGTCGACTGTCTAGTGGGTGGAAGTAGCTGGCGCGTAGGAGCCAAACTCATAGAGGATAAGGCCAACGGGACCGCGGTAATAGATACCCTGCGATCCACAGTCCCGGGTCTTATCCCTATCGAGCCTGATGGGGGCAAGGTGGCCAGAGCCAATGCTGTCAGCCACCTACACCAGGCCGGTAACGTCTGGTACCCGAACCCGAAAACCATAAACGTACCATGGGCCCAGAAACATATCAATCAAATGTTAGCGTTCCCTAAGGGAAAAAATGACGACAGCGTGGACGCCGAGACCCAATATCTAAGGTGGGCAACTAGGGACGGAAGCCAGGTTTGGGAAGCGTTGGCCGTACTAGAGGACAGGAAACGACATTGACCGAGCGGCCTGAATGTGCTACGGACAGGTAGCCTATGTCCAGAGATCCGAACCTCACTACTCGTTTTGACAGCCTGTTGGCTACTGGCGCCCTACGTGAGTTGAGGGGCGCGGGGGGAGGGTCTGGACGGCTAGACTCCCTAGGGCTGCAGAGTCAACACGGACAAGGGTTCTATAACGAAGTCACTGGCATGGGGACAGGACGAGACAAATCGGTCTACACCCAATACAATCCGTCATTTCAACCGCTTGACGTGTTCACGCTGTCAGCCCTGTACCATGGGCACGATTTGGCGGCCCGGGTCGTTGAGGTAGTTCCGGACGAAGAACTGCGCCTAGAGTTTTGTGTCGAAATCCCGGGTAACGAGAAGGCAGAAAAGCTGGTCAAAGAGGAGTTTGACCGGCTCGGGATGCGACAGAACGCGCTAGACGGGCGAACCTGGGGACGTGCATTTGGAGGAGCAGCCACTATCCTAGGGGCTGACGACGGCAGGGCAGCAGCAGACCCGCTAGACCCGGAGCGTGTCGGCAATGGGGTCGCGTGGCTCCGGACTGTCGACCGTCGCGTCCTGTGGCCCAATACTTGGTATACCTACGGGCCGAAGAACGGCCAGCCGGAAACCTACAACCTGAACAACAGTCATCCGGGTGGGTCTGAGACGTTCGTTATTCACGAATCGCGTCTTATCCTGTGGCCAGGGGCGAGAACGGCACAACAGGAGAAGGATGACAACAACTCTTGGGATTACTCGATCCTCGACCGTTGCTGGCCGGCGCTAAAAGCGTTTGAAACGTTGTATAAGGGTGTCGAACTGTTGGTCACTGAGGGCCCGCAGGCTGTATACAAGGTCAAAGGGCTTTTTGACAAAATCGTGGCAGGTGAAGAGGATCAACTAAGGACCCGTTTTGACCTTATCGAGCTGTACCGGTCTGCGTTCCGAGCGATCATCATTGACGCAGACGGGTCAGAATCTTTCGAACGTCAGCAGGTGACGTATTCAGGTACGCCCGAGATCTTGAATCAAATGCAGTTGCGCCTTAGCGCCGCAACGCAAATCCCGATGATGGTTCTGTTTGGGCAGTCTCCTGGGGGGCTCGGGGTCACTGGCGAAAACGACTTGAAATGGTTCTTTGACCGTACCGCTAGCAGTCAACGAAATGTGTTAGCCCCTCGCATCGAAAGGGCCGCGCGCGTTGTGCTGGCCGCTGCAGGTATCGAGGCCGTAGAAGTCAACGTAACGTTCCCCAACCTCTGGACCCCCAGCGCTAAAGAGCAGGCAGAAGAGCGACTGGCACAAGCAACGACTGACGAGAAATACATTGTCAACCAGGTGCTAACACCAGAAGAGATTTGCCTGTCCCGCTTCCGGGATAAGGGGAAATGGTCGCCAGACTGGGTAGGGGTAGACAGAGGCGTCCGGGAAATGATGCTGGAGGACATCCTAAAGGACTTGGCCAACGGCGGTCCCGCTGAGCGCGAAGCAGAGCTATCAGATGCTCTGGACACGAAAGCGGTGGAAGAGAAAACGGCGAAGCCCGCGAAACGGCTGGACTTCGATCCAGACCAACCACGTGACGACGACGGCAAATGGTCCGAGACGGGTGACGGCGGGCAGTCGAAAGGGGCGACCCTTTCAGGGCGGAGAGAAAAGAGAACACTCCACAGGGCGGCCAAAGACGAATTCATAGATACCGGGCTTAGCTTCGGGGAAGAGGAATTCGTAGCTCGAGAATACCAGAAAAACCCAGGGTTCGGCGGGGCCTAACTACTACACAACCGAAATAGACATACCTTCCGAAGAGATTGCCGATTTCTCCAAGAGAATGCGACCGGGAGCAATAGAAGCCGAATATGGCGTAAAAGAGCCGGTAGGTATAGGTATCGACGAGTGGATACCTCAGAACAGCGACATACAGGAGGCGCTAAAAGAGCGCGGTATCCGTTGGGCTAAAGTGAGAGAGTCTTTCCCCGAGAACACTACTACGTGGATCTATATAGGTGGCAGTAAGGAAGAGCAAGAAGAGCCGGTTTTGGTGCAACGTGACTAGGACCCGTCCCCTAAAGCGCAAACGGCCACCGCGCGCCACCCTGCCGGCAATGGCAGAGCGGCTGTATGTCGGCGGTATGCGCCGTTGGTCTCGGTCGTTCCGGGCCACTGTGCTGCAGAACATTCTGGAGTCTCGAGAGCCGGGCCTTTACGAACTGCAACAGTACTTGCAGGGGGTTCGACTAGACGCCAAAGCCCCTACTTTTTTCGAGAGGGTCAAGGGCTTCGGTGCTCGGGTCCTTTCCGGGTTTCGCTTCGCGTTCGCTAAAAGTGTCGAGACACCGAACCTTGAGAGGGTCGGGTCTGAGGTAACGAAGCACGTCCGAAACCAAACAAAACGGGTCCTAGGCATCGACCCTGCAACGTTCTCGGGTGGTCATGAGGTAGAGACATGGCGCCGCACAAACGTCAATCTGATAACACAGATGACAGAGGAGCAGCTAGGCCGGATCTATGCTGTTCTTGACGAGCTAGGAACCTCGCCCGTTCAGGTCATTGCGGACCGGCTAGCTAAAGAGTTTGGGATAACCGAGCAACGCGCCGAGCTGATAGCGCGTGACCAAACCCTGAAATTGAACGCGCAAATCACACAGGGGGCGCACTTAGCGGCCGGGATTACAGAGTACATTTGGAGTACATCCAAAGACGCTAGCGTTAGGGACGGGCACGCCGAATTGGAGGGTAAGCGCTTTAGCTATGCTGACCCGCCAGTAGTGGATCCGAAAACGGGCAGGACCGCGAACCCTGGCGAGGACTATGAATGTAGGTGCATTGCCGTCCCTTACCTACCAGAGCTAGAAGGTCTCGACCTGCAATAAATCGGTAGCTGTCTATTGACAATCGAAGGGGCCGAGCCCATATTAGACGAGTCGTTGGGAGACGACACATATGAACCCAACCTACGAACAGGTACGAGCAGAGGCCCAAATCCGGGCCAACGAAACGGGATGCGACCAAGGTATTGAAAAGAACAAATTGTTCGGGACATTCCGTCACTTTAGCCTGCCTGGCGCCCAATACCGGGCAGGTTACGAGTTACGATGCGAAGTTGTGCACCCGGACAACATAGCCGAAACCCGTGCGGGGCACGGCCACGAAGCAACCAGCCAACAGGTTTGCGGTTGGCACGGGGTGCCCCGATGACAACCCTTCGAGCAGACCCTACTACCCTGCAAGCTGGCCAGACTGTCAAACTCGAAGACGGAGCGTCGGCCCTCATACTCTCGGACCCTGCTCCTTCTGGACTTTACGGTGTAGGAGTCCAGCGTTGGACTTGCTCCGCCCTACATGAGCAGAAGGGCAAGCCCGCCAGGTTGATAGAGTTGCAAATGCCGAAGGTTTTACCGGTCCGATAAAACCGGCTTGCGCTACCCGGCCGTCCGTGCTACTGGTACGGGGTGAGTGTTACAGACTCCCCCCCTACCAGTCAACGGTTCGATTTTGGACGTTTGTCCAAATCGACTGTTGTCCGGACCCCATCGGGCGGCGCTCGTATCCCTGCCAATCTGACCAGGGTAGGTGTGTTCTGCTATACACAGCCAGACGGCTCGGTCCGTCGCGAGTTGCGGCCGCCTGAGGAAGTATTCCGACAGGACAGCCTAGACACGTTGCGTGACGCCCCTGTCATTTCGAGACACGGGGATATGTCAATGCTCCGGCCCGATAATTGGAAAGAATTTGCCATCGGGCACGTTTCTGGGTCTGCCAGGGCAGATGGCAAGTTCGTAGCGGCTGACCTTGCGATCCTGGAGTCTGATGGGCTAGCCCGGGTCGACTCTGGGGATCTATCTGAGATCTCTTGTGGGTACAATTGCCGGGACGACAAAACACCCGGCGTTTGGAACGGCGAGCGATACGACCTAATCCAGCGCGATATCAAATACAACCATGTCGGGCTAGGCCCCAAAAATTGGGGGCGCGCCGGTAACGAGGTAGGGCTACGGCTGGATTCGTGTTCAGTCTGTGTATTCGACTCTGAGGGGGATTCCCCCCTAATTGTGGGGACAACCCCGAAGGTAGAAAAAATGCTAATCCGTTTTGACGGTAAAGAATACGAAGTCGGGTCGGCCGAGCATTGTCTCGCCATGACCAATCGTCTCGATGCGCAAGCGTCGGACCTGGCGGCTAAGACTAAGGCTGTAGAAGTCCTGCAGTCCAAGCTCGATTCGGCTTTGGAAGACCTGTCCAAGGCTAAGGCCGATCTGGCAAGTGCCAGCGACCCTGCCAAGCTCGATGCTCTGGTCTCGGACCGGGTGAATCTGGTTGTTGATGCTGCCAAGGTCTTGGGTCCGAAGTACAAGTTTGACGGCCTCTCCGCTGAAAAGATCATGACCGATGCGATTACTGCGGTCAAGCCCGAAAAGAAGTTGGACGGGAAATCGGTCGACTACATTCGAGCCACGTTCGATACGCTAGTTGAAAGCGGCGCTCGTGCCGACGGCATCGAAGCCGTTCCGGGTGTACTCCGCCGGCTCGACTCGAGCAAAGTGGACGCCGACAAAGCCCGACAGGATGCGGCAGACCTTCAGAAACGCCTTGACGCGCAGAACGAACCCGTTTGGGACGCGGTAAAGGGGGACAAGTAAATGACTGACTACACACAATCGACCTTCACGATCAACCCGCCTATTGCTGGTGCGGTTGGCGATATCGAAGACTTCCACACTGCTATGTATGGCGCGGACGATAGCAAAACCACGGCCGGTACCATTCCGTTCGGTCGTGCTGTTACCTCAGCCGCCGCAACGCCAAATGTTTGCGCGCTACCGACTAGTGAGGCTGAAGCAAATCGTATTTGTGGTATCGCTATCGCCGATCATTCGAAGGTTTCGGGCGCTGGCTACGTCGCAAATGAGCAGGTTCGGATCCTCAAGAATGGTCGAATCCGGGTCTACTTTGAGACGGCAATGGCCGACCAGGCTATTCCGTTCGTGCGCATTACTGAATCTACGAGCGGCGCGGCGGATCAAGGCCAGTTCCGAAATGACGCAGACGGCGGAAAGGCCGTTGCCTGCCCTTGTGCCCGCGTAGTGTCTCGCAACGGTGTTATCTCTGCAGCCGGAGTAGGTTGTCTAGAGGTTAGTTTTGGTGTTGTTGGCGCTGTTGGCGCAACCGGTCCTGCGGGGCCTTCTGCGTAAGCTGACGAAAGGAATACACAGAAATGCCTATTAGTGAAATTGTTCGTCGGCTTGAGCTGGGCAATATGCCCAACGGTCAACGTCTAGACGCTGCGGCCATTGCAAATGGTACGCTCTTCCTTGAACGCGAGCTGACCCAGGTTCGTTCCAAGGTTCTCGAAGTCAAGTATGGCGAGAACAAGGCGATTACGTTCTTGCCGCTCGCGACGGATATTCATCCGGACGCCGAGACTTACACCTGGAAGGTCACCAACAGTTGGGGACAGGCCCGCATCATCCACGGGGATGAGAAGAGCTTGCCACGTGTTGGCGCGGATGCGGTAGATAAGACCGGCAAGGTCGTTGACCTTGGTCTTGCCTACGGCTGGACGCGCAAAGAAATGCGTACGGCGCTTTGGCAGGGGATGCCCCTTAGCAATAAGTTGGCAATGGCTGCGCGTCGAGGTTGCGAAATTTCAATTGATGAATTGCTTCGCACAGGTAAGCTCGCATCGACTGGTCAGACCGCCAACGGCTTGGGCGGGTTCTGCAATAACGCGGATGTTGGTCGCGCTCTGGTGTTCTCAAACTGGCTCAGCCGGGGGTCTCCGCCCACGTCCCTCGCTATCTACAATGAGCTTGTCGCGCTTGCGAGCAAGCCCCGAGTAGACACGTTGGGGATTTACGACGCTGATACGATGCTAATCGCGTCGGCTCTGTTTGAGAAGGTCTCGTCCACGCCAATGTTCGCGTTCGGGGAAACGACCATCCTCGAGTATTTCCTTCGGAATAGCCCCAACATCAAGCAGGTTGCGCAATGGGCGCAGCTTGACGGTACCGGGGACGGTACGATCGGAACGTCTGGTTACCACCAGATTATCGTATACAAGCGCGATTCTGACGTTGTGGAAGCGGTCGTTCCGAACCGCTTCGAGCAACTCCCGCCCCAGGTCACGGGTTTCAATACCGAGGTACCCTGCCTCTGCAAGTGTGGCGGAGTGAAAATCTACGCGCCGCAAGCGATGCAGTATGGGTTCGTGAACAACTCATTGACCTAATTGTGAGCCAGAGTTTGTGGGTTAGAGTAACAACTAACCCACAGGATCGGGAAAACAATGCCATTCACGCTAACCAACCTAACAGGGTCGATCTGTAACGTCCCATACAATGCAGGCGACGCAGGGCCAACGTATACCGTCTGGCCCGGCAAGAGTGTCGAGGTTTCTGACGAATATTTGGCGGGACTGTCGGAAGACGCGCAGACCCGATTTGTAAGAGTCACGTCCGAGCCCAACCCAATGTTTTCGGTTAGTGTTCCCTATATCTCTGTCCCCGTGGAAGACGAGGGCCCCTTCGTTACTGTTACCGCTCCCTCGTTCACTTCACCTGTCGTGGTGCCACCTCGCAGAGGCCGACCACCCAAGGCCCGATAACGATGACCCTCGCACAGTTCCGAGTCATGTTCCCCGAGTTCAGAACGGCGCTAGACACGTTTGTCCAGCCGTTTCTTGACTCGGCTGCGACTATGGTTGACTTGGCCACTGTGGGTACGCGCTACGATATGTTGCACGGTCTGAAAGCAGCCCATTTGATTGCGACCTCCCCTGCAGGTGTTGCAGCAAAGATGGTCTCGAAAGAGGGAAAGACTACGTACGGCGAACAGTTCCGGGAAGTCGCGCAGTCCAAAGTCGCTGGCATAATGGTCGTCTAATGTCCGCAAAAGTCACACAGAAAGGGCCTGGGATCAAAAAGCTCAAGGCCGCTTTGCGTGGCGCTGCGGTGACGGTCGGCATTCATGAGGAGCAGGGGTCTGTGCCGAAAACAGGGGATGACGGCAAGTCTTCGGGCCTTTCGCTGGTAGAGGTAGCAACGGCGCACGAGTTCGGAATCGGGGTACCTAACCGATCGTTCGTTGGCGCTTGGTTCGATGGCAACGAGCCAAAGCTGAAAACGGTCGTTGACCGAATCGCTGCAGCGGCCGCCAAAAACCACAGACCGGTAGCACAGGCATTGGCCCGGTTTGGTCTTTGGGCAGCAGGTAACATTCAGCAACGTATCGCGGACGGTATCTCCCCCGAGCTGTCGGATAGACGCAAAGCCGAGAAGGCAGCGGCCAATCTGGCCGGCAATGCGAAAGACACGCCCCTGATCTTTTGGGGTCAACTACGATCCTCTATTATGTCTAAAATCGAGCAAAAGGAGCAGACATAGTGGATTGGTCGACTATCCGCCCCGGCTTGGTTTCGCTGATTGCCTCCCTGGCATCGGACGACATGACTGTGCCTTTAGTCGACGGCACGGTCACATGGTTCGGCGCGGCCGTCCCGTTCATCGCACCCGAAACGCAAGCCGGCATCTATCTTCGAACTACTGCCCATGCCAAGTCCGGCAGGCCCGGGACTGTCTACAAAACTATCGGCACCGGGGCAGCCCAAAAAGTTCAGGCGACTAGGACCAGGCAAGAAAAGTTCACCCTGCAGATTCAGGCCAAGTCGCTAGAGACGACAGACACGACTTGCGCGCAAGTCTGGATTGACCGAATCACAGACAATATTTGGGACACTTCGGTTCTTTCGTATCTCAAGAGGTTAGGCCTAGCGATCATCAAAATCGAGCCGACTGTCAATTTCGAATCGACGTCCCAACGCTCTGAGGTCATCGACGCTCGCGAAACGTCGGTTGTTTCTGTGGACGTTCACCTGCAAGCGGTAAGCGAAGTCTTGGGGCTACCAGTAGATTTTATCCAGCACGTTGGCATTTCGGGAGCCATTACGGGCAGCACGGACGATCCGATAACAGTCCCGGAATTTGTTGTATAGAGGTAGAAAATGAGCCTAGACGATATTGTCAACGTATCTGTTAGCCTGTCCAGTGCAGGGCTAAGCAAGCCAGGTTTCGGCACCATTATGTGCGCCGCTAACGTGCCGTCGGCCGTTTCGACGCTATGGGGCCCGGACGTAGTGCGGACCTACACTAGCGCAGCCGCGATGCTTGGAGCGACCGAAGGGTTCGTAGCCTCAGACCGAGCCTACAAAATGGTCGCGCAATGCTTTAGTCAAAGCCCCAAGCCCACCCGGGTCAAGGTCGGTCGGCTCGCAACGAACCATACCCAAATCATCGAGCTTACGCCTACCAATCTGACCGTCGGGTTCGTGTATACGGGCAAAGTGCAAGGCGTAACCTGGACCTATGCCGTTACGACCGGAACAGCCGTTGCAATCTCGACCGGTATCGCTGCGGCCATCAACGCCCTGTCTGTCACCGGGTGCACCGCTGCAGCTGTGTCTACGACTCACCTAACGGTTACGGCAACGGCAGGCTTGACGCTGGACCTTACCGAAATGTCCACGGCTTTGACGGTTGCTGATGTGACTGCCGACCCCGGAACGGCAGGAACGGCAACGAACCTAACGGCCATCGTTGCAGCAGATAACGACTGGTACATGTTGCTGATTGACAGCTCTAGCGAAGCAATCAATAAGGCTGCGGCCGGCTGGTGCGAGTCGACTTACAAGATCTTCGTTGGTCACTCTGCAGACTCTGCGATCCTGACTTCGGCCTCGACTGACATCGCTAGCGACTTGCTGGCCCTTTCGTACTTCCGTTCAAGCCCCTGGTATAACCAAGACATTAGCGCGAATATCGCCCCGGCAATTGCTGCTAATCGGTCAACGGCAACGCCAGGTTCCGACACTTGGGCCCTCAAGAATCTGTCAGGGGTCCGTCCGTCTGACGCGTTGACTGCAACGCAAATCACGAATCTCAAGGCCAAAAACTGCAACTTCTATCAGACCATCGGGACCGAGGGGCGTACCTACGGCGGACAGGTTTCTGGAGGGGAATATATTGATGTAGTGCGTTTTCTGGACTGGCTCCGGGCAACGATGCAGGTCAATATCTATAACACTCTGATTGCTTTCGAGAAGGTGCCCAATACGTCCGAGGGTATCTCCTACATCCAAGGGGCTGTTGAGGTAACCCTAAAACAGGGTATCTCGAACGGCGGGTTCAAGCCCAATTCTACAAGTTCTAGCGTGCCGGATGAATCTGATACGACTTCGTTCGATGCAACGACTCGCACCCTCTCAAACGTAACGTTTACCGGTATTCTGGCAAACGCGATTCATGCCGTGACTGTCACGGGAACGGTGAGTAACTAATGGCAACGGCAGTCTACAGTGCTGCAGGGTACACCCTGAACTTTGGTGGGATCTTGGTCGACCGTGGCGAGCTTGGTTCCGGCAAGTTCATCACGATTACCCAGAACGAGCCAGCGTTCAAAATCAAAAAGGGCATTGGTGGTAGGACTACCCGCTCAGAGCAGAAAAACCCGAGCTACACAGTCAAGGTCAATCTTGATCAGACGTCCAAAGTGAACGACCTGTTCTCTGCAGTTCACAACCTTGACAAAAACACGGACGGCGGGGTAGGCATCCTGCCCTTGTATATTGCGGACCGTAACGGGAACCACAAGTTCGTTAGCGCAGAGGCGTTCATTGAGGGAGACCCGGAGGTCTCGGTCGACGCCGAGGTCGGGGATCTCGAGTGGACCGTTATCGTCTGCTCTGCCGAGCAATTCGTGGGCGGACACTAACGCTTAGTGCTATAGGGTTACCATGACCGAACTACTCAAATCGACGACGTTCACGATTGACGGTAACTCCTATAGTACTAGCCAAATGAGCGCTGTTGACGGCCGTAAGATTTTCTTGCGGCTTGTCAAGGCGGTAGCCCCTGCTCTCGACAAACTCGATTTTTCGAAGTCCACAGACGCAGATCAGAGGGAGCAGTCGATGCTGAAAGCCGCTGCTAGCGTTCTGGCTTCGCTAGACGAAGAGCTCCTAGAGCTACTGTGTGAAGAGTTTGGGTCCCGTACCGTTCACGTTATCAACCCAACGAAGACGCCACAGATGGATCGGGTGTACTTCGGGCCCCACTTCGCTGGCCGTTATGTGCAGATGACCAAATGGCTTTTGGAATGCTGCAAGGCTAACGGGCTGCTTAGTTTTTTACCAGGGAAATAAGCAGGGCAAGACCTAGGCGACGAAACGATACCGTCACCTGCCCAGTTCCGGAACACCTGGACTGGTATATTTGGAGGGTCCTAACTTCGGAACACATCACCTGTACACTGACCGAACTAAAAACCAGCTGGACCCTGTTGGATTTGGCCGACGCCCATGATGCGCTGGACCTGTTGGAAACGCTAGAGGCCAAGGCACAGGCCAAGGCCAAAGCACAAGCGGAAGCGGCTAGGAATCAGTAAAATGTCATCCCCCCTGAGAGAAATCCTAGCCCGGTTCGGTATTGAGGTAGACACCAAGGCCCTTGAGAAGGGGGACAAGGGGGTCGACAGCCTTACCAATAAGCTTGCCTCTTTCGGTCAAGCCGTTGCGGCTGTGTTCGTTGTTCAGGGGCTGGCGGAGTTTGTCTCCTCGACTGTAGAAGAGGCGCGCGCTCTGGCAGAGGCTTCGGTCAAAGCAGGCCTAGCAGAGCAGGAGTACCAGGCGCTAGCACATGCCGCGAATATGCTGGACGTGAGCCAGCAATCGCTAGGCACAGGCCTCAAGTTCCTACAAAAGAACTTGTACGACGCTGCCAACGGGGGCAAAGAATCGCGCAAGGTATTTGACGATCTGGGCATCGCTTTCAAGGACGGCGTAACGCCTAGCACGGTCGAGACACTAACGGCCGTGTCTGACCAAATCATGGGAATGAAGGACCCTGCAGAGCAAACGGCAATTGCCCTGAAAGTTTTCGGTCGCGGTGGGCAAGAGATGCTCCCGATGTTAAAAAAGGGCGGGAAGGCGATAGAGGAATACGCCAAACAAATCGATGAGCTAGGCGGCGGATTTAGCCCCGAGTTCATGGGGCTAACTGACACCTATGAGGAACAACGCAAAGAGCTGGATATGCTTTGGCGGTCAATGCGCTCTCAGATCCTGACCGTTGCGTTGCCCGTGATTATGAGGGCAGCAGAGGGAGCCAAAGCCTTAGGCAAAGCGTTTCTCCAGCTGAACAAAGACGGGGCTGTTTTTCGGACCGGGCTTATCGCTGGCCTGGTAGCTATCAGTGCCGTCTTGAACCCGCTGTTGGTCAAGTTGTTCGCCCTTGCCCTTCCGCTACTCGGTCTGATTGCCATATCCCTGGTCTTGGAGGATATTGTAGGCTGGCTGTCTGGTAGCGATTCAGTGATCGGGGCATTCTTCGATACGCTGGACACTAGGATCACAGAATCGGCCGTCATTGTTGGCGCTGGCTTCGCTACAATGTTCTCTAGTTGGGACAATTTCGTTGCGGGTCTGGCTGCCGCCAATGTAACCCTGGGTTTCATTCTGGGCATGCCGTTTATCGAGCTTGCCAATCTTTGCGCGACCATTTTTGCAAAGATTGCAGACGGGTGGGCCCTGCTGCTCTCGAAATTGCACTTACCCCCGGCGATAGAGAAGGCGCTGAACTTTGGTGGGGGCACCTCAGAGGGAGGGGCATCCGCTGCAGCGGACGAGGCCAACGCCAAGTCAAGACTGGATTGGGCCCAAACGTATGAACAAGACCCGGCTATCGTAAAGTTCAAAGCCGCTATGGCTGACAGACAACAGCAGAAAGAAGCGGAAGCTACGACGGCAGGGGCCAAGGCTTGGGAAGCTGGCGGAGGGCGTATGGGCACCTCTGCCCCTGCGGACCAGGGCTATTACGGTGCTATTCCAGAGGTTACGATCACTGGCAAAGCACCCGCTGCAGGTTCTAATATCACTGTGAACGACAATTCCAAGCCGGTTGTCAACGTGACTGTGCCAGAGGGCACGCCCGCTGCGGTTGGCAAAGCGGTTGGCAAAGCTAGCTCTGAAGCCCTTGCCCAGAAGTTACGCAACCAATACGGAACCCCTGTCGGGTTCGAGAGCGAGGCCTAATGCCCGTTGTTTTTTCGTGGGAAGAGGACGACGGGTCTTTAGGTATCGCGTCCCTGGACATTGAAGAGGAAGAGACGTACGACTATCCCTCTACCTGTACCACCCACCCTGTTGAGGGTGGCGGGGTCATTACTGACCAGGTGCAACTAGGCAACCCAACGATTACGATCACAGGGTATGTCAGCAACAAACCGACCCCCTCTAACGACTTGACAGCGGGCTCGTTCAAACAGACCCCCCTTACCTTGCCCGGCACAAAGACCTTTACCACCAAGCAGACGAAACTTGACGTGCCGGGCTCCAAAATAAATCCTAACGTGGGCTCCCTGCTAGCGGCTGGAATCAACGCTATCGGGTCGGCCATTAGCGGGCCCCTCAAGATACCGGCGAGGGCTTACGGGCCCCCTGAGAAACGGAATGTTTCCGTCAATGCTTGGGCCCTAAACGACCCGTCATACTCAAGAGCGGTCGAGTTTCTAGAGGCACTGAAAGGGGTCCGGGACAGCCGACGGCGCGTCGACGTTGCAACCGATTTCACTTTTATGGGCGGCTGCATTCTGAAATTCACAATCCCGCGCAAACCCGAAGACGGCGAGGGCTGCCCGTTCGTTATCGTTTGCGAGCAAATCCGGACCGTTTACGCACAGGACGTTGACACGCCCAAGCCCTCAGAACCTCTAACCCAGAAGAGAAAAGCCACAGGGTCTAAGGCAACGGTCCCGCTAACCACTGACGAAACTAAAAAGTCAAAGACCCTGTTGCTCAAAGGGTTACTCAAGGGGTTAGGAGCAGGTGACCTTATATGATCGTCAAAATCCCTACTCTTCTGGACGGGACGGCTCATTACAGTTTGCGGACTACGCTGGACGGCATTGATTACGAGGTCCACCTAGACTGGTCTAGCAGGGAATCCCGTTGGTACTTTTCGCTATACACTGCAGAGGGCGATTTGCTTTGCGGGCAAACTAAAGTGTTCGCCAATCACCCGGTGCTTAGGTATTACAAACACCGGCCCGGCATGCCCCCTGGCGATATCCTCGCGGTGACGACGCTAGCAGATGACACGCCCCCGGGCCTCTATGAACTGGGCATTGGGGCCCGTTGCGAGTTGACCTATTTGCCAGCGGGCAGTCTGGCATGACCGAGCTATTCGGACGCTCTTACGCTCTGGTAGTGGGTAGCCTACAGGTTACCGATTTTCACTTTCGGTTCAGGGTCGAAAAGTCCCTGAAGCCAGAGCCTAATAAGTGCCTGATAGAGGTCTTCAACCTGTCCCCTGAACACAGGGCAGAACTAGCAGAGCAAGCCCCGGGCAAAGCCAGTGCTACAAAGAAAAAAGGCAAGACCGCTAGCCAGGTGACGGGCAGGGTACCGGTCCGTTTAGAGGCCGGTTACGGCGACTCGATAGATCTCATCTATTTTGGGGACTTGCGGACCGTTGATTCTGAAATATCAGGGGCAGACTGGATCACTGCTATTGCGTCAGGAGACGGGGAAAGGGCATATCGTACAGCCCGTGTCAATCAGTCTGTGGGCCCTAAGACCCCGCTGGACCAAACGCTAAGGGCTGTGCTCAAAACCTTGGGCTTGGGCGAAGGCAACCTGAACTCAGTTGTCAAGGCCCTACAGGGTGGGTCAGTGACTTTGGCCCGTGGGGCTGTTTTGTCCGGGCCCTCTGCTCGTGTTCTGACCGACCTGTGCCGCTCTGCCGATCTTGAGTGGAGCATCCAGGACGGGGCTCCGGTTTTCGTCAATCTGAACCAGGCCCTGGCAGAGAAAGCGATAGTGCTCTCCCCCTCTACTGGCTTGGTAGGAAGTCCTTCGGTTGACGGGACGGGACTAATGAAATGCAAGAGCCTGATCATCCCCGGGCTTAGGTGTGGCAGGGTCGTGGTCGTTGACGCTGCAGCGGTCAAGGGATCTTACCGGTTAGAGAAAATTGTGTATGACGGGGACAATTCGGGCGACCCATGGTACGCTGAACTGGAAGGACGGCGCTACTAGTGGACGATAATCGCACAGCATTGCAGGATTGGTCGCTGGACCTGCACACTAGCCAGCCGGGCCGGGTGGTCAAGTTCTATGCTGACACCTACGAGGTGGACGTCGAGCTGGTCTGCAAGCGACCGGTACCGCATATTGACGGGGGTTTTGTGTACGAAGACCCGCCGATCCTGCCCCGTTGCCCTGTCTGCTCCTTTGGCAATTCCGTCTCTTGGCTCAAAGTGCCTCTAGTCCCGGGGGACCTGGTTTGGCTGATCTCTCCAGAGTGTTCGACCGATGAATTTGTTGACACTGGCGAGACCGCGCAGCCCCAACAGGTCCAGCGGCATGGGCTTCTAGGCTCCCTGGCCCTGCCGTTCGTCTTGCCCTCTCGCACCCCTACAGGTTGCCAAGTCAGCCTAGGGGGCTCCGGGGCAGATTTCGTGGCCCTGGCTTCCAAGGTCACAACAGCCATTGGCGATTTGACTACAGCTGTGCAGAATATGGCTCTTGCCGGCAACTCTGGCGGGCCCCTGGTGTTTACTGCCCCCGTCTATGCTAGTGTTGCTGCAACAGAAGTGAAGGCAAAATGACAGTCACGAAATGGTCTGAATTTCTAGCGTTGGGCATCCGGCTAGACTTTGACCCGGACCAACCGCGCGACCCGGCCGGCATGTGGAGCAGAGAAAACAGCCCTTGGCAGGGGGACAAGCCGGAAGCGCCCGAAGGCCCCATGAGGGGCAGGGGCAAAAACAAAAAAGCCTCTTACACCCGAGAGCAAAGTCAACGGATGGCACGAGAATCGTCGGACCTGTCTTACACGCCTGAACGGTTAGTAGAGCTACTGGGTGGGCAGGAGAAGACGGCGCTCCGGAACGTCTACAAAGAAACAGCCAATTTCAAGCTGGGTCAAGAATCAGGGTATGAGTTGAACAAATACGGGGCCGGCGACGCACAGGAAACGGACAGGCTCCGGGACTACGGCCTGGTTCGGTACTCTACGAGCGGATTAGAGCCCGGCGCTACCGGTTCTATCAGGACCGGCATTTCGTTGACCTCCAAGGGCCAAGAGGTTTTGGATCCGATTGGGCGAGAAGGAAGCAACAAGGGTTGGGAATGATCGGCCATATCTACCCACAGGGGGACCTTGACCTGACCCGGCCCGCCCTCGTCTCCGGAGCAGAGTACGCTTGCCAGAAAATACGGCAGTTGCTGCTATTTTTCAAGGGGGAGTGGGGCTGGGACGAGACCTTAGGCATTCTTTACTACCAAGACATACTGGTCAAGGGGCCGAACCTTGAACTAATACGCGGTATCTATCGGCGGGAAATCATGAAAGTGCCCGGAATAGTGGCCGTGCCTCTAGTCACCCTGGAAATTGACCCGGTTAGCCGGTTGCTTACTGTCGCTTTTCGTGCTACTTACCAAGAGCCGGGCACGTTGCCTGTGGAAGTCTCCGGGAGTATCCCTTGAGTTCAGATCCGACAACCTGGGGAGTACAGACCAACGGTTTCGTTGTGCCCACAGCGCACGACATTCTGCTGGCCCTTGAGTCAGACGAGTTGGGCTATGTCGACCCGAATCTGGACATTGACGCGGACTCCCCGCAGGGTCAGGCCAACGGCATTTTTGCAGCACAATTGGCTCTTGCGTGGGAAGCCATCGGAGCCCTCGAGGCGGCTCGCTCCCGTGACGGCGCCGAAGGTGCTCTACTGGACGAGCAAGGCAAACTCACTGGCACCGCGCGTGACGGAGCGAGGGCAACGGTCGTCCCCTGTCAGTTGGCCCTTGAGGCTGGTACCCTGATAGAGCAGGACGCACTTGCCTCTATCGTAGGTCACCCGGAGCTGACATTTTATCCTAATGTGGATGAAATATCAGGCTTTACTGCCCCTGCGACAGGCAGCTACAACATTTCGTTCGTCTGCACCCAAACAGGACCGATCGTAGTTTCCCCCTCAACACTCACAGTCATCACTACCCCAATTTCAGGTTGGACGAGTATCACCAACGCAGCCGCGGGAGTGACAGGGGCAGAGGTTGCGACGGACGCGCAGGCTCGTCAGGAGCAAGAGGCAGACCTGATGCAAGCCGGTTCCTCGACAGCTCAAGCGATTCAAGCCGCGCTACCCTACGATGCCGAACTGCTCACCGGAGTCCCAGGGGTTCTGTCCTGCAGTGTGCTAGAGAATTACGGTGACTACACGGACGAGAACGGACTCCCCGGGCATTCAATCGAAGTCGTGATTTACAACGACTCGACAGAGGATCCGGACGCAATCGCTGCGGCAATCTGGGCGGAGAAACCAGCGGGTATCGTCACATATGGTGCCCTGTCCGGCAGCTACACAGACGTCAACGGGACAGTCCAGACTGTTCGGTACAGCAAGACCGCGGCCCGTCCAGTCTACCTGGTGTACACTTTAACGAAGGGGGCTGGTTACGTCGGCGATACTGCCGTTAAGGCAGCTATCGTCGCAGCGATGATCGCGAAGTACACCGAGACAGGCGCCGACGTCAACGCTCTTCACGCGCACGCGCTACCTCTGGCGCTTACGGGGGTACTTGACGTTACAGCGTTCGCGCTCGGCTTCGCGCCGGGCCCCACAGGGATGTCGAATCTGTCTGTTAATGTACGCGAAATAGCGACATTTGACGTCGCAAGGGTGACCATTATATGAGCGACGTAAACGAAGAACTCCAATCGAGCCGAAAAATCGCCGTGCCTTGGACTGGCGGTGCGCCGGCAAATTATGACATCAAAGCGAACGCCCCAGGCGGCGGTGGAGGCATGTGCTGCCGTCGAATCGTCGTTGCCAACCCAACGGGGGCAATCGTCGTGATTGACGGGGCAGGCAACACCGTCACGCTCCCGCAAGCCCTTCTGCTCACGTCCCCCACCCTCGACATCGCCCTTCGCAATCTAGTCGCCGCGGGCTCTTCCGCCGCGACAATCCTGGTCCAGTGGTAAATGACGACATCCCTCGTAGGTTATGCCTCGTCAATCAACCCGGTCACGCAGATCGTGTGTGCTTACGCCTCTGGCTCGACTACTCTGAGGGCTCGGTCCGGGACCACGCGTTGGATTGTGATCGGGAACTTCACCTTGCCCGAAGCTGTTAGAGCGCGTATCAACGTGCTCGGACTCGTCTCTGACGGTGCGACCTGCTCCGTCGCGATTTACGACCCGAGCCTAGTCGTAAATTCTAGTTTTAACCTGGTTGTCGGTGGCGCAGAACAGCTGTCTGTTGGCAGCCCGATCGATTTGGTGCCGAATAAACGCTATCAGATCGCGGTAGTAGTTCAGACTGACGTTGAGGCGGACAATAAGTTTGCCGTAATTCGTACAGTATCTCTCGGGGACGTATAATGCATTTCTCGTACCAAGCCGTCGACAACACTACGGGCACTGTACACGTCTGGACCAGTGCGTTGCCTGACCCTGAGGGGGCAGGTTATCCCGGACCAAACAGCCCTACCTGCATCCTGCAGACGAACAATCCCCTAGAGGATTTGGTCGTACCCGAGACCCTTGAGTATCCGACGTTAGAGGCCGCTCGTTTGGGTGGAGTGTTAGCTGACGGCACGTTCTGCAGAGTCGTCGAGGGCTGCAAAGAGTTCCGCTACTCCTCGACTTCGGGCGCTGGTTGGGAAGACGACGGGGATACAATCCTCCGCCCGGTAGGGGTCGATGTGTCTGAACCAGGTAGGTTTTTCTCGACTCGCGCCTCTGAGCATGCGGCGACTTTCTCGGCATTTAGGGCGATGAAAGGCCTGCTAGGCCGCGCGAAACACGTCCACGTCGAGAGTCATACCACGTTCGGTGACGGGGGTGGTGGAATTTTAGATATCAAAGCGGTCGGTGCCTACGTAGATAACGATTGCACCATTTTCGTTAACGGCACCTCGGCCGGAATTAGGCGCATAGGTGATCGTACAATAAATCTAGCCTGGGCTGGGGCGCAAAGCGGAGGAACGGAACATGCCGCAGCAAATACTGAGGCAGTATCTGTTGCTTTATCGATTCTTAAAGATATTGGGGGCGGTACACTATTTGTACCGGAAGGCGAATTCCACGGACTAAATACCGACAATACAGCATTTCTGTCCGTCGATTTCGACAATTGTCGTATTACTGGTTCAGGCGATCGTAGCCGGCTAATCGTAGATAGCGATGCGGATGTTGTTATTCATGTGTGTTCCGAGCCAGATCTGACAAAAACAGCCGGCTCGCCGATTGTAGATTTCGAGTTAGATCACGTTAGTGTCGAAGGAACAGGTACGTACCACTACTACGCCATGACACACGGTCGCCTTGTCTTATTGCGAAATACAAGCAGAGCCAGCTGTCATCATAATCGCATTTGGGGTGCGTCGATGATAGGTATCGGTACTGAGGGAAACTCACCAGAAACCGATCTAAGCTATAACCGTGTAATAGATTGTAAATATACCGGATTAAACACTAATGGGCCTTGTCACGGGTCGGCCATTATAGGAAATCGTATCAGCGGCACAAACGGAGATGTTAACTCGTCCGCAATTCAAGCATGCGGTGATACAATAGTTTCGGGGAATCGGATTTACGGAGACATAGCATCACCGGGAACATCAGGCGGTATCCAGTGGGGTGAGGGCAATTTTGACGGAACAGGTACGATTAGCGATAACATAATTTCGCACGTATCATACGGCATTAGAGCATCCTATCATGGTCCGGTAAATATCACAAATAACACAATAACCAATGCAATGACAATTGCGGGTATTATAATCAATGCGAACATATTGCCCGGATTAACTGTTCCGGAATCGCATTGTAGTATCGTCAACAACACACTGACAAATTGCGGTTCCTACCAGATCTGGGCTTGTGGGACAGGAACAATGGTTGTAGGCAACACCTGCAGATATTTGTCGACTCCGACAGACCCATCTGGCCCAGGTTTACCTAGCTCAACAGTAGTACTGAAACCGCAAGTCGGAATTCGCGTCGACGGAGAGGATATTTCCGTCGTAGGGAATACAATAGACGGCGGTTGGCGCGGGATGCAATGGTCGACAGCTAACCGAGCAGGCTCGGTTAGTGGCAACACTGTTATGAATACGACACTCGCGCGATATTCTATGACGAAGCCTGGTGGTTACTACACATTAGATATACCAGATAGGGAGACTAGACATCTGGGGACGAAGCACGTAGATTTCCTCGTATCGTCAGCGATCCCGACAACGGGCTATTATCCAGTAGGAACCAGATGGTCCCCAGAGGAATACGTCATCAATACGCCAGCAGAGGCCGTTGTAACATTCGCTAGGGCCGACACGATAAACGGGACGGTATCATCTGGAGCGAAGAATATAGTAATAGCAGGACTTGCAAATTTCGAAACCGGTGTTTTTACTCGGCTTTGCATAGAACTTGACGACGCAACGTTTCTCGAGACCTACGCCGTTACCTGCGTAGGTAATACAGTCACAATAGCAAATGCAATTCCGACAGGCAAAACGGCGCCCAATGGCGGATACGTTTTTATCAACGCTTGGCGCGTAAAACCTACGATTGATGCCGACGACATCGGCGGCATCTCTGCAGCGATTAGTTTGACAAGCGATTCGTCGGCTGAGATACTCTCGGCAACGATCACAAATCTGCTTCCGTCGCGCTACTATTCGGCAACACTGGGCGTACGCGGTGTTATGTGGCACGCAAGCACCCCTACCAATTCGGGTTCTATTGACTATGTTACAGATATTTCGATAACCACAAATTCAAGTGGTACAGCGACAATAACAATCCTCGGTTCACCGGAAAGCGATCGTAGTCGTCTGCCTACAGCCATGACCACAGCAAATATTTCGGTAACAGCATCGACTGGCGGTTTTGCTGTTTACGCCACTCGTTCGGCCGGTGTTTCGTGTTCAGCTAAAGCAAAATGGTGGCTTACAGGATTAGAGGATTTGGGTGCAGTATGATCGGCATATATGTCGGATTGGCTAACCATTATCGTCCAGCGCTCGCATATAGACGAGTATTGTTACGAGAAGCGATTGCCTCTATAGTCGGAGGCGCCGGGAACATTGTGACTCTGATGTTCGCTGACGACGCATTTGTGTCTTCGGGTAATGCTATAGATAAATTTATTCCGACTATAGGGGCAGATATTACCCCGTTCCCCGGAGCGGAAAAGGCAAATAGAAGTATTGTTTTGGGTCGAACGGCAGCCGTTTTCACACCCGGTGCGCTAGGATCTTACATAACAGACAACAACAACGTGAAATCAAACATAACCGTTGCCAGATTTGACGGAGTAGTACCGTTTGATCGAACCATCATGTTATCATATATCAGCGTTTATGTCCGAATGCTGATGCTGACCGGAGGGTCTACTTTTTCCGCGTTGGGTACGAGCTATGTTGATGGCTCTGTCGGTAATGCTGTCAATAATAATCCACATTGCTACGTAGCAACGTCGGTCAACGCAGGAATAAATTCATACTTAGGGTCCGACAATAACAGTGCTAAAACATTTGACGGACCAGTCTGGTTTTGGGCCAGATTTTCAAATGAGCTTAGCGCCGGGCAGATTTCGGCTATTTACGCGGAATTGCGCAAGTATTATACGTTTTTGACTTAGGAGGAATAGAATTTCTAGACGATGACACAAATTCCACTATCAACCGAAATAGGCCGACCGATCGCGCGCTTTGAACACCAATGAACGCGCCTCGATAACAACCTGGCTAGCAACATGACCTCCCTCCCCTCTGGCCGTCGCCCGTCCCTAGTCACTTACACGAAAGACCACTGATATGGCAGGCATAAACACCGCACTATACACGCCCACCGACTGGCTGCATCTCGCGCTAGGCCCAAAAATGCAACAATATTTAGTCTCGATGCTTACCGTCCCTGTCGCTATGTACCTGGTAACCCAGGTGTTAGCGTCCCTTGTTTCCCTTGCTCTGGGGCACAAAACCCAGGTAGCGGAATGGGTAAAAGCGCACCCAAAAGCGGCCCTGACGCTCAGGCTTATCCGGTCCTATGGTGTGGACCCTTGCCTGGTAGCAAAGGCGTTCAAGGAATTTGCCGAGTCTAGGCCCACGATAGGGGTCCCTTCGGGGCTAGTGCGGTTCGTTTACCGGGTCCGGTCCTGGCTAGGTCTTCTGGCGTTCGCGCTGTTGCTCGCCAGGTGCCAGCCAGCCAAAGCCCCTACCGCCAACGATGCCATTACAGCTGCCATCAATCTGACAGACCTAGCCCTATCGGAGGCAATGATCGTTGCCGACCCTCCCCCTGCTGAATTGCCTGACTGGGAACGAAGGGTAGAAGCTGTAGAGGCTGCGGCCCGAACCCTCAAAGCAGGTCAGGATATGTGCCTTAGCCTGGCAGATCTTTCGACTGTTGCCCTGGCTATCGGTTGCTCCAAATGCTTGACCTTCATCGAAACGGCGAGGGCCCAATGTCAGTAAGTGAAGTAGCAAAAGCGGTACAGGTGTTGGCCCCCCTTGTGGAGCAAGTTGTAACGGCCATCAGAGGAGGGGAAACCCCAGAATTCCTCACGTCTCTGCCTGACACCTTGCGTTCCCGCGTGACCCTGGAATTGATAAAGGCCCGGCAGTAATGGCGACATTGACCCTTTCCACGACCCTAGAACGTACCCCTGTCCTGATTCAGGCAGGGGAACGGTATTGTCTTAAGGCCCGCGCTATGCTAAAGGATCCGTAATGCCAGGCCAAACGTTACGCGCTCTGCCCCCCTGCCCCAGTAGCGCGCCAACACTCCCTCCCCCTCCTGGCGTCCCGCCGTTTATTTGCGATGGGTTAGAGGGGGTGACAGAATCCCTAGGCCTGCTACGGGACGAGCAGGTCAGACAGGGGCATTTGCTGGACCATATTCTGCTGCTTTTGGAGCGGATCAATGCCGGCTCATGATCCCTGTGCCCTAGTCCAGCACGCAGCGAACACGGCCGAGACTGCAGCCATTGGCGTTTCGGAGCAAGCCAAGCTGATCAGGCAATACCGAGAGGATATGCTCGGCTTGAAGGCGATGCTTCGGGTAGGTCTCTACATTCTGGGGGGAACCTGTAGCCTGATTTTGTCAGCTCTGCTATGGGGGGCGACAGAATTGCGTTCCCAATCAGAGGTCAACGCCAAACGGGCCGAGATAGTGGCAGAAGCCACGGTCCTGAGGGCTGACCGCCGCATCGAAATACTAGTCAAGCAGGCGGCGATAGAAGGTGGTCGGGAAGCGCTCAGGGCCCAGCAAGAGCTGGTTGACAGGCTGGTTGCCAGGGCCGGGACACAATGAGCGATCTACTACCTCAGATTGACCACATCCAGCAGGGGCTGTCCAGGGTCATTTCTCAGTACAGAAATAAGCCTAAGTGGATGATTCTTTGGGCGTGTTACCTGCAGCAGGTTCAGTATGTCGAGGACGCTGTACATGCTGTCGTAGCTATATGGCGTCTCGATACAGCTACTGGTTGGCGGCTCGATGTACTTGGGTCGCTCGTCGGACAGCCTCGCATCGGGACGACGGACGCGATCTATCGCACGTACATCCAAGCGAGGATTCGCGCCAATCGCTCTCGGGGCAAAATCGCGGACCTCACAGGCATCGCGGACCTACTGATCCCGGGTTACGTGTATGAGGACACTCTAGGGGTTACTGGCGGAGACGTTCGATTTTTCATCAACCCCGAGTACTCCGCGACACGGCAAGCCGAGCTGCGCGCTGTGCTCGAAATGCTCCAATTTGCTGCCCCCGCTGGTGTACATGTGTGGCTTGACTGGGCTCCGAGTACGGACGAGTCGAACCTCAGCACTTACGACTTCCTCTTCGCAACCGCGGTCGAGGCGACCGAGGACGAACCTAACGGTTTCTGCGACGAAGCCACGACCCACCCACCTCACGCAGGCAGCCTAGCTGCATCGGCAAACCAATGACCTCCCCCAACGAAAAGCTACCATCCTGGTCTACTGACTCTACATTCACTTCCAGCATTGAGAGCGGGTACTCGACTCGACTTGAGCCGTCTGCAGCTGAGAAGGGGCAGGGCGTTAAGCCCGGGCGCTGGGCTGCGCGTAAAGCAAATTGGATCCTTGGCGCCCTCTCAGATTGGGTCTCACATCTAGCAAAAGGCCAGGTGCGGTCTTGGCGCAAAATGCAGGAAGGTCTTGTGTTGGGCTCGACTAATCTGGAGCTGAACCCGACAGCAGGGTACATTTCCGGCGGGGCTTGGTACCTCCCCGCGTACAGCGACAGTTCGGGGGAGGGCTATCTGCTAGCTTATCCTGGTCCGACGTCTCGCACAGGGCAGGTCAGTATCGCATCGTTAATTCCTATCGGTCCAGGGACCAAGGCCACTAGTGTCGCATCTGGCACCTCAGCTATCGTGGTCGGCTTGTATGTCGAAGGTGGCATCGCGGATACCATCGTCGGGGTGATGTCGAAAAATGCATCGACACTGACGAGTAAAACGCTTCGGTCCGGTACGTACATCCAAACCTTAGTGGGTGGTGCAGGTAATTTTTTTATTGCAGTCCCAGCGGCCTGGAACCAGTGGGTGAACGGAGGCAAATACTGGATCTCCTCCGATTCAGGGGCAAATTGGACGGAACACACTATCACCGGGGCACCAGTCGGGATTACGATAGGCCATATCGCGGCAAACCCCGCTGGCGAATTCGTGTTAGCCGCGACAAATCTCGACTATTTGATCAGCGTCTTTGCTGACGGGACACTCCTCTACGCTAGCTCTGCTAGCACCGACTCTGGTTTCGCTGGCGTAGCTTATCTGGGGGCTGCAGGCTGGCGTGCAGTCACCCGACTGCACGGTCATGTTGTTGCAGGGTTTGGCCCTGGGGACTGGTCGCTGATCTCAACGCTACCTGTGGTGCCGGCTAACGCAGGTGCTCAGAATTCCGACTCTACGGGCAATTATTACGGAAATGCCTTGGCTGCAGACGGTGGGCGTGGGTTGCTGGCGATGACCTGCTCAGACACATACGGGTCTGTAGGTTGCGCCTATTCTCAAGACCACGGACTGACCTGGCAGCATGACGAGCTATCGCACATATGCCGGACTGGCGCGGGCGGAGGACGAACTGTTTCTGTCTCGTACGGAGACGGTGAATTTCTCGCAATTGTCGTTGAGCCCGATGTGTCAAACACGAGCCAAAATCATTTCTCGATTTGGCAGACGAGTAGGCTCTAGAGAGTCGACTCGTCGTCCCATTCCTCGAGGATACAACGCAGATCTAGGTCTGTCCACAGATCTTGGCGTTTTGTTGATTTGGTAATCACATTCTCGGGACTAAGATGGGTCCAACAACCAGCCGCGTGCCCTAGTTCGTGTCTCGCTGTTGGTACAAATCCTGGTCTGTCTTCGAGTATGATCTCTACTCGATCGTCCGTCCAGATTGTGCGCCCCAGAGTGTTGTCTGGTAGATCTCCTACACTCAAAGTGTTCCTCGTGTAAACAGACACTGCTCGATCAATGCTAAAGCATTTCTCGCCGTCTGTGACGCGACATAGATCTGCTGCGATTTGTTGCAAATCTAACAGATAGTTAGCAGAGACCGACACATCCGCCACAATCTGGTACGACGCGAGTGGGTGCCTGCTGTTATCGCAGCCGACTGACCCAGAACAAATCAGAAGCAGCCAGCTCAGTAGCGCTAGAGCAGCTAGCCCTCGTTCGAGCAATGACGCGGTGCGGTCAGGTAAAACGAGCTTTGCCATACTATCTCCCTTACGAGTGACAGTATGGCAAGTTCCGTAGTAGCGTCAAGATTTATTTCTTGGCCTGCTGGTCAAACCAAAGCAGGAACAGCAAGCAGCAAATCGCATGGGCCAGGTGCGGGAGCTGGTCGTCCGGGTCGTCCGCTTCACCGGCCCACCAAGCGGTCAGGTGCCGTTGGCAGGCCGAGAAGTACCGGTCGCGCGCGTTCTGGACCAGCTGCCAATTGTGGTCCTGGTACCTAATCGCGCCCTGCGTGAGCACGTCAACTACCGCCCGCAACGCCCCCCACGGGAGCAGGGACCATCGGGGCTTTCCGTGGTCATCCTTGCGCCCAGCGACTGATTGCGTAGGAGCAGGAGCCGTTGTTACACCCGACCGATCTGCGATCGCTCGGATCAAGTTGGTTGCTTCAGCGGACGGTCCCCTTTTCGCCAGCCACTCAGAACAGTTTCCTGCCTTGTCTGGGGCACAATAACAACACGGTATCTCCTTGACTTTTCTCTGCGCAAACAAACAACTGTGACAGTTCTTGATCATTTCGCGTGGCTCCCTTTCCCTGTAATCCGCTGGATTTCGTCTTCTAGGTACCAAATGGCTTTGCGCCCGGCTCGAAATTCAGTTGTCTGGTCAGCTGAATGACCTCAGGCCCAAGTCCTTTGTAGTGGTCGTGGTTCGTGGGGTCTTCTGGCGCTACCCAACCCTCCCACTAATCTGCATTTCCTCATAGACTCGAACGCCGGCGATCACAACGTCTTTGCCGCCGAGAGCTACAGCGGCCCGTAATTTGGCTGGATCGGGAGAGCAAAACTCGCAAGGCACTAACGCAGGGTCCAAAATCTCGAACTTGACCACGGCCCTACTGCTCACGCCCGTGGTCGGCGTCACGGCTCGTTCCGGGACTGCAGCCAATAGTGCTAGTCCGGTGCTTTGATCCCCTCGCTGAAACGACTCCGTTGCAGCGACCAGCGCTTTGCGTTGCTCTGCACGTTGTGCTATTTCGTAACTTCCTATTTTGTTTTTGAGTAAATGTTCTAACTGTGCCAGTGGATCTTTTACCGCTCTGAACCAACCCCTAATGGTTTTCAGCGAGTCGTTGATCGGCTTAGTTGCCGATTTCTCCTGTTCGTCAAACCCTTTGTACTTGCGCTTGACCGCTAGCAATTGTTCCGAAGCCCAAGTCAGCTGTTCCTGATTTGTGATTTGGAATTCCTGGTAAGGCTGCAGCATTGCGGAGATGCCAACGGCCTCTGCAGCAAGCGCCGCTCTAGCTTCGGCTTCGTCCTTGGCCTGTAGACTGTTGGTCATTCCTACCATCTCCCGGAGCAAACAAGGCCCATGCCTATTGCGTCTATTACGTTATTGTGTAGCAATTTGGGTATTCTCAGTACAGCTGTTTGGTACAATTTCAGCTCTTGAGCTTTCAACCGGCCCAGAACCCGTTCATTGTGAATCGCTTTGGGAACCCCCCCCTTCCACTCATGAGGGTGGATATAGTGAACTACCTGTGGCCTGAGGGCACCGGCAATCTCGGCGCCGCGACGAGTCGTTATGAACAGGTCGTTGATACGGGCCGGCGTGTCACCGTGCTGGTACTGCGGCACCTCTACCACTACACAGGGGGCAGACGAGGGGATGTCGCCTAAGACGGAATGCGGGCCGATGTGATTTGTCCAACGGTACAACCCACAGGCCCCTAACACAGTATCTTCGTACAATGACCACCCAGTAGCAGCGCCCGGGTCAATGTATGTGACCAGGCCCGTGGTAAGTCTGGGCAGCACTAGTAGCCCCTGAGTTGTTCGGCAAGGGCGCAGAGCTTGTGTCTTAGCTTGCGCGCCTCTTCCCGTAGCACGTTACGCTCGGCAATGGTCCTATTTTGCGCCTGGTGTAGGTGTTCTAGGTCCTTCTTCAGTTTCGCAATTTGGGATTTGTGTTGCTCCGTAACATCATACCAGTTGTACTCCCCTGAGCTGTCGCGGACTACCCGGTATACTTGCCCCGAGACGACGAACTCAGACAGGTTGTTCGACAGAGCCGGGCTGGTTTTTGTTACGGCGTGACCCTCACAGATCGGCCAATAAGTATCGCTTTTTTTGACTTCCTCGAAATGCTTTGCCAGCGCCTCGTGTACCTTACATCCGAGGACCAGAGAGTCACGTTCATATAGGTCTTTTTTACGTCCTTCATATCCAGCGAGCTTTACTTTGTCCAGAGGTCTCGGCCGGTAAGCGTTGACGCACTTTACGATATCGAAAGTTTGGCCGTAGTGGTCAGCCAAAGAATCAAAAATGCGGGGGTCCTCAGACCAAGTGTCGTCCTCCCCCAGCATCCTATCGGTTACTGCGTCGTACCACCAGCAGCGGTACAGGTCAGTAGGTCTGGCTCGCCAATAATAAAGCACGACTCTTGGTTTGATCATCGTATCTCCCTTGCATCCCTACAATGACAGAGGTTTACAGCCTGTCAACCCCTAGGCAGCTGAATCCCAGGGAATCAGCATGCCGGTTTCCTTATTGACCAGCCGTTTGGCCTTCTTGGACCAACGGCGCATCAATTGCGGCTCTGCACCCATGGGCACATCAGGGACATAGGGACTGGCCCCTAGGATCATGAGACGAGCAAGCTCATCCGCCGCAGCGGTCGCCCTCACGTGCCCCTCGTCGTCTGGTACCTCTAGGATCCACTCATCGTGCACGAAGTTCACGATACGGCAGCCATAGAGGGGGGATTCTCTGTCGTAGTAACAGGCCCTGGCAATCAAATACCCAGCTGCTTTGGCAGCGTCGGCCCCTAAGCCCTGAAAGAAACTATTGCATGCAACGCAATAGAAGACCCCAGCACGTAGCCGATTGCTGAACAAATGCTGAACATTGAACGTCCCGTCTGCCCCACCTAGAGTGTCTATGTATTTGAAGTAATCGCCAAATTCCGGGAACGTGAGAACCCAGGTCCGTTTTAGTTGCTTGGCTTCCGCTACCGTCATGCGGACCCGGTAAGTCATGCGAGCGAACAGGACTAGTTTGTCTGCCCCTAGACCACCAGGGAACCCGAAATTAGCGACTTTGCCGGTCTGTCGAGCTAGTTGCACATCCGGGTCTTTGATGTGCTCTAAGCACCAGTCGTAGGGGCGTCCTAGTATCTGGCTAGCGACCATCAAATGAGGGTCTTGGCCGGCGTTCAGAACCTCTGCTAGCCTGCTGTGCCCTAACAGCCGCAAACACACCTGCGCCAGGGTCCGAAGCTCTAGGCCCTCATAATCAGCCGACGCAAACACGGTGCCCGGTCTGGGCACGAAACACTCCCTAATGCCAGGAGGGTAAGCGGCTTCACCACCACAGTCTAGACAACGATGCTTCTCAACATGCCTGGACCTACAGACGGTGCACTTCTCTGGGAAGTTCCAGCGGACGTTCTGGATATTGGGGCCAGAACTTGTGGTCCTGCCCGTTGCCGCCAAACTCTCAAAGCGAGTATGCAGCGGGTTGACCGTGCCCTCAGCGTACGCTTTCACGTCTGAGTTCAGCGTTTTTATGGCCGACGCGTAGTCTATGTACGCCTCTAGTAGTGGGTCCCCTGTCTCTAAGCAGGCGTCCCGGTCTGTGCAAATCCCGTCCTTTTTGGTAAGCCGGGGCTTTTTGTTCTGCTCTGCACAGGACTGTTCTACCCTAGCGATCACAGCCGCTTTTTTCTTCGTTGCCTTGCGTTCTGTGTAGGCCTCTAGGGCCCCATGATACCCGGCTTTGTGCTTGTGGTATGTGATCGCGACTAGGCCGCAATCTACCAGGCAGGTCTCTAAGTGCTCTATCTCTTCCCTCGCAGCGTCCCCTAGAGTCTCCAAGGCATCGGGACTGGTCATAATCCCATGCACTGAGGTTAGGTGTAGCCACCAATCGGCACGGGTTTGGGCATGCTGGTCAACGAAGAAATAGGCACCGTTGTCGAGGGTCTCTGCCTCTTCCGCCTGCACCCTGTACACATTGAAAGTGTCAACGGCGTCATCAATAGCGTAGGACCTGGCGTCTTCTGGCCAAACGTCACAGGGGTAGGGAAGCAACTCTTCATACCGTTTGCGCCAGGTGTCTTCCCCTTTGTCTCGCTTTTTGCCTAGGTGTCGTTGTGCCACAGAAGCCAGGTCATACCGCAACGACACAAAGAACCCGTCTTCGGTCCGAAAGCCACGGTAGCGACCCCTCGCCAAATCCGAAAGCTTTTGCCGGACAATAGTGTCAGCAACTAGTTCGTTATCGTACAGCGCCCAAACTAGATCCGTCAACTCCGGCCAAGTGTGCACAATGCAGGCAAAATCATACGCTACATTGTGCCCAACCAGAGTAACCCTGTTGGCTAGGGCGTACTCAAAAAGGGCCCGAAGCCAGGGTAGCGCGTCATTGTGGTGGACTAGACCCGACACATCACCGTTGCTGTACGACACACAGACAACGGTTGGCGCCATGTCCGCGGCACTAAAACAGATTGTCTCTGTGTCGAACGCTATTACGTGCATAGAACCTCAAACAAAGTCTCTGGCAGCACGGCATGGTCGTCCCTGACAACTGTGGACTTCCTAGGCCTAGACCAAACAGGCACGCAATAGGAAGGGGCTTTGAACTCAGAAACAAAGACCCTAGAGCCTGAGGCCGCAAGCTCCCGGCAACGCAACCAGAAAGCGGCGCTATCGAACGGCGGAACGCCAGAGTAGCCGGTCGTCCCCTCATAGGGTGGGTCGCAATAGACCAGGGTACCGGGTGGGGGTAGCGGAGCTGTCAGAAAGTCGCAATGTTCGAAAACAACGTTGCCCAGATTTTTGGCTTTTTTCGCTAGCAACCGTCGGCCCTCTTCATAGTAAACTCGACCCCCAGACCTAGCCAACCCACCAAACCATTTACCTCCAAAGGAGCAAGCGAAACCAACGAAAGTCCTTAGCGGGGACGACGCTGCAGCTCTGAACCAAGCGTACTCTTCATCTGTCAAGTTACGACCGAGTAACGGCGGTAGCCAACCAGCCTTGACGGCCTTCCACATATCCACTAGGTCTCGATTGGCGTCCGTCGACAGTAGTGTTGATGTGACTGGAAGCCGTCTACTCATCTCCGCGGTAACGCTACCTCCGCCAACGAAAGCGTCCCACACCAAAGGGTACCGCTCAGGGGCTAACACATCACAGATGGCTTTGGCCTGCTTTGTCTTACCCCTAGATATTGCATAAGACCCCTCCGGCCACTCCCCGGCCAACCATTTCTCTCTGATTGTGCCTGTTAGTGTCCTATTCTCTTGCGCTGCAGAACCGTCCCTTTCCCGAAACATGCCAGGGGAAGTGCCCAAATCTGTGTACCTGCAGATTTTGGCTAGCGTTCGTCTGGCCACCTCGTCACGGTACGCCAGTCCCCTGTTCCTGCCCTCTTTGCTCTCAGGGATGAACTGTGTGTAGAACAGGTGACTAGCGAAACAGGCCTCACCCCTGGCATCGCAGTCGGCGCAGCACCAGAGGGCGTAACGTATGCACTCTAGGCGCGAAGCTTTGGGGGTAGTGTAGGGACTCTCGACAAGGACGAATCTCATAGGGCTCCCTCACTAGTCCAGATGACTTCTGATTCTTTGTGCCTAGTGCCGCCCTGTTTGGTTCGGCCGCTCGTGACTTCGCGGAACGGACGGAACGGTAACCAATCGGCCCCTTGCTGTTCGCACACAATGACTTGCCCTTCTCGGGACCGGCAGAACTGGGACAAGCTGTTGAAATCCATTTGTCTCTTGTCGAATCTATAGCCGCCAACATGCTGGTAGGGAGGGTCGATAAACCAAGTCGCCTGTAGGTTCGGCAGGTCCTGATATCCAATGCAGAACGCTTTCCAGTGGCGTATACGTGGCAGGTTTTCGATAAGCGCCAGCTTCACCGACTCTTGCCACAGGCCGGGCCTGTTGTTCCAATTGCTGACTGTGTGACACCCACAGGACCCGACCCTCTGCCAGTGGCGAATGAGGTTTTTCGCCCCGTCGGAAATGTCTAGCTCCCTCAGGTCTTGCCCCTGTACTAGAGAAGCGACAGGCAACGCCCTAATCTCTTCCACGTCAACGTGTATTAGGTAGTTCCAAAGCGCTGCTACGTCAGGGTCAAGGTCACACAGAATGATTTCTAAGTCAGGATACTGGCAAGCGTAGCAGGCTGACCCGGCAAACGGCTCTACAATGGTCTGATAGACAGGGGCTGGGTAGTGTTTAGAGGTTAGCCATTTCGACCAGAAGTATCTGAACAGTGGCCTGGAAAGGGGCTTCATGTAATCCCCTCACTGACGCCCCACGAACGGACTAGCAATTTGAGCTTAGCCCGGGACCCCATCCCTAACTCTTCACTAAGCACGTCGTCCAGCTCGACGTCCCCCAACGCCAACGCCCGTTTCGCGTCTTCGCTCATCTCGTTGAATACTCGCACGTGGGAAAAGTCTCGTTTTTTAGGCATGGGGCAACAGAACGCGGGCAAAAAAGCGCCCCCACAATGAAGCACAGCACATAGGATTTTAGGTCCCTTTCGCTATGTGTGGGGGCTGGCAGGGTGACCTGGATTCGAACCAGGAATAGAGGGTTTGGAACCCAACGCTTGACCTTTTGGCTTCCTCGACACGTGCCCCTCACACAATCCGGGACTTTCCCAATATTTATGTGTGAGGGGTTAGGGTCGTTACGCTACACGAGACCAGTATTTATCGAATACCGGCTTACCTGCGTTTTTGCCGCTTTTGACAACCTTGCCGTTGTCGACAATCTGCAAGCGGTACGAATGCCCGACGAAGCAGTCGTGAGGGGCCGGGTCAGAGAACCCGGGAATTGGCGTTGGAACGCCAGTAACTGCGGCATTTGCGAGGTAAGGCAACGCCTTCTGCACGTTCGCAACAGCGGACTTGTCGGACCGATTGACGCCCAATACATCACACATCCAATTTGCCAGGTAAGAGACTTGCTTTGATCCAAGCCCGAAATACTCCGATGCCTCAGTGCCGGCGGGAACTTCGTTATCAGATTGTTCGACTGCGTATTCGGGAATGAACGCTTCGCCGTAGTCCTGTGTGTTTTTGAGCTTGGCGCACGTCAATCGCACGACGTAGTTTCCGCATGGGAGCCCGGCTTTGGCGCCGTCCCAGACCTTGGCCTCGCCAAGGGCCATAAGTGACGCAGGGACCGCTGTTCCGAACTGGGGTTGAGCTACAGGGGCAGCAACAGGGGCGACAGGAGCCGCAGCATTTGGAGCAGTGAAACCGAAAGAGGGTAATCCAGCCATTTTTTGTTCGTTTCCTTTTGTTTGTGTTTGAGCAGTAATAGCAGGGACACGATACCGTTGACAACCTAGCGAGGGTTTGCCAGCTATCTGCAAAAGTGAAGGTCCTAGGGCTTCGCGGTAGTATTTCAACCGCTACTGGCTGTCGGACGCGGCATTCTGCAGGACCCGGGTTCTCGTATCCCTAATCAGACAGTAGCTGATTGCCGGAATGCCGCAAGACCTTTCGGCATTTCGCACGAAGAAATAATGTCGATGGTTGCCTGCAAAAGTTTGGGTTCTCCGCCGTCCGAGTATTTGGCTAGGTCTGCGTCCCTCAGGCATTGCTCAAACGTCAAGACATGTTCGCGGCAGCCGATCAGAACGTCCACACCAATCTCCTCCGCCAGACAGCCGAGCCTGTGCAATCTGCCAATAGTTTGTTCCCATTCGGGGCCGTTCCGGAGCATGCTGCAGATCAGCATTCGCTCGAAACCTAAGCGTGCCTTAGGGTTCTCGGGGTGAGGGCGTAAGTGCAAATTGCGCCCCTCGCCGTTGGCGTATACCGATGCCACACAGGCCCGGCCCTGAAATGACTCAATGCTGTGGCCCTTCGAGTCGAGCCCCCCTGCCCCAAAGTAGGGGACCCCTGCCAACTGTGCCAGCGCCTCCCCAAACTGAACGTGAGAGGTAAACACAATACCGCCACCCCTAAGCCACTCGACACAGCATTTCAATGGTCCAGAGTCTACCCAAACGATGATCGTTTCAGGCTCATATTGCTTCCTCACCCCTTGCCAGTCCAAGACCTCTTGGGCTGAGGGGAACGCTTGCGCTACTTCGTCAGGGGAGTCGTAGGTTCTAGACCCTGATAGTTCTGCCCTGATAAACCCACTAAACGCTTTGCGTTTTTCAAGCCAATCTCTAGGAGCCGGGTATTTCCACTTGCAATAAAAGCCGAGCGCTATTTCTTGCGCGTGCCGATAGATCTCCAAACCCTCAACTAACTCTTGACCGTCTGGCAAGGTCCAAAGGCGTCGCATCCCCTCAAATGCTGCTTCGATACCTGATGTTTCGTAACCAGGCAGTTCGAAAGTGTTTATGCCGGATATCTGGATTTCGGCCGTGATATCCTCGCGAGCCACATGGTAGCAAACTACGCCGGGGGTCTCGGCCAGGCGACGCTGAAAGGCGCGCCGCCCTGCGTTCAGCTCCCCCAAATCCTCTATTTCCCCCGGTCTTGCCCAGTTCAGCAAAGCGCCGGGCCCGATGCGCTGAAATGCCAAGTCCACTTTCTCGCTAAGCGCCAAATCCCACTCTTCCAGCACGTCATGCCGCAACGGTAGGGGAGAACCCGATTTGAGGCACCACCGAATCAGATGGGCATAGTCTGAAAGTGCTCGTTTAATTGTTGTGCCCGTCATACAGCAGACTTTGCAATCGGGATGGGCTTTCAGATAGCGGTCAACCCTTCTGGTTCTCGCTGCCTTAGGGTTCCTTAGCTTGTGGGCCTCGTCAAAAATTAGCAGGTCGGGGGCTAGGTCTTCTAGCGTTCCCTTTCCCGTCACTACCCCTAATGATTCGTAGCTAACGATCACAGGGATAACCCCGAATTGCCAATGACGGGAAAGCTCTAGGATCTCTTTTGGTGTTTTGTGTTTCGCTAGCTTCGCCGGCACCACTAACACAGGCTTTTTAGCACACAGAACCCTAGCCAACAGAAGGGAAAGCAGGGTCTTGCCTGCCGAGACCGACAGGCTCGCAAACAGACCCCCTGCAGTCCAGGCTTCGCGCAATGCGATAGCCTGGACCGCGAACAGACCCATAGTACCGGCCGGGGTTTTGAGCATCGGACTCAACTGGCCAGACAACTCTTCCCCCTCCTCTATGGTCCAGGTACGTCTGGGCAACCCACTAATACGATGCCACTCCGCCGACGCTAGCACAGACCGAGAAGAGGGGAGGATAGACACTTAGGCCCCAATCATGAAATTGGTACGGTAGTACTTGAGTTCCTCAACAGCGTTCAGGCAGTCGCCCAAGGCGCGGTGGGGCTGACCGTCGACAGGCTTGAACTTCTTGTCCTTCCCGTACCATTTCTCGATTGTTTTCTGATAGGTCACAATGTCTATCAGATGGTAGTCAAAGACCTCTGCAATCGAAGGTGCTTGCGCCTGCAAAAAGCGCAAATCGAACCCTGGGTTTCGGCCAGCTAATGAGGTCTTGGAATTTTTCGAAATGCCGACGCCTGCAAGCGTCGCCAGAATCTCAGCCGTTACCTGTTCAGTGTTCGGACCTCGATAGTCATGCAGGGCTTGCCAAAGCCCGTTACCAGTGTGTAGCTTTTGGCAAAAATCGTTCGCTCCGGCATAGGCAACTAACGCCTGGTCATTGACCGAATCCGGCCAAAGCCAGGAGGCCTGGCCGACAATGTGCAAGTCATAATCAGTGACTACAAACGCGACTTCCAGTAGCCGATCTCTCGAAGCATCTAGGCCCGTTGTTTCAGTGTCGCCGAAAAGTAAAAGGTTTGGGCTCATAACAAACTAGCCTTTAGCTTTCCCGTCAAAGCAGCCAACGGTAGCCCAACACACAGAGCAGCACCGGCAAAGCAGCAGACGAACAGAGCACACACAGCCAACACAGGGGACAGAGCCAATATGGTCAGATAGCGGCCCATCACTCCCCCTCTTCTGCCGAGATGGCTGCAGCAATTGACCGGGCCCGAGCGGCAAACGCCACGGAGTCGAGCGTACAATACCCTGGGTTTGCGGCCATCTGCAGAGCGACCCGGACCAACATAGAGGGGGTCAGATCGGTGCTAATGGTCGTGTTATGAATATGTGTCGTTTCCGGAACAACAATAGGACGGGACGTGTAGCGATCCGTCATGTCTTCGGGTTCTGGGCCTTCGTCATCCGGGTCAATGACAACTAACGTGGGCTCTGCTGCAATCTCAGCCTTGGTACGTCGGGTCCGACGCTTGGGTGCCTCTACTGCGGGGGTAGGCAACACCAGGTCAGGGACTTGGGCCTCCGGTGCTAGTTCCGTCAACGTTGCTTCCAGCGTCGCTGTGAAAGTCGGGGGCATTTGCAGGGCAGGGGCCGGCGTGAACACAGGGGGGGCCTGACCAGTGACCCCCTGTGTGGGTGCTGCAGCTGGTGCTCTATTGGTTGACCACGGCAAAGCGGGGGGAGGGGGAGGGGCTGCAGCTGGTGCCGAACACTCGACAGGCCCAGAAGCGCCAGGGGTCGGGCCCGCTAGTGCGTTGCGTGCAATGTTGGCGAGAAAAGCGCTTGAATTTACTGGTTGAGTCATTGCGGACTTCATTCTTTCTAGTGGTGAGAGGGTTAGCAGGTCAGTGCATCGGGACTTGTGAGGGCACCCGCCATAGGCCCCACAGTGCGAGGGGCACGGCGGGAAAGCCATTGGGTGCGTCTTTAGTTCCCTGTGCCGGAGCATGACCCCGGCAACGTCATCGAGCAAGGCAAATTGCTCTAGACAATGTTGGCGGTCATGCACCGCCACTACTGGCACACAGCCAAAAGGCTTGCTGGCCCTGAGATAGAGCCAGGTCTCTTGGATTAGCTGCAGCGGAGATACTAAGAATCTGTGGGCGGCGTAGGTGATACCTTGCGGGTCAGTGTCTAGCAGGTCAGTGGTGGTTTTGGCGTACGCTATATTGCTAGTAGTTTTATAGTCCCATATTAGCCCTTTCGCTGGTTCCTCGAGGTCTTTCAAAAAGTTGAACAGATGCCCTTTGGGCGAAGTCCAAAGGATGTTTTTTTCTGAGATCACCCCCTCTGCTAACGGGGCCGGAATGTGAGCAAGCGCTGGAAATGCAATCTGCCCATAGACAGACGACAAGTCCGGGGGTTTGGCTAGTTGTGTCCAATCCTCTAAGACCTTGTGAACCTTTTTGCCTCTGTCTGAGTATTGATTGCCGTCACTCTTGAGCCCCCAGATATAGCTGAAAGCCCAAGACCGTGCGCATCCGTGCAGAAAGGCCACCTGCTGGGAGGGGGAGACGTGGTACTCAATCACCCAACCTTACCCGGCACATAGACGTACCAGTCGACGGCCGAGAAGTCAGCAAAGTACGGCTCCCAATGCTTGACCCCTAGGTGCGACAGCAAAAGAACAAATTGGCTGTGTTTGTCTGCTAGAATGCCGACCACGCCAGCGCACCAAGCCCGACGGGCCACAATATGGCCCTTCCTCATTTGTGCGATAGCATCTTGATCGTTCATAGCCTTGGTTCTGGTTTTGAAGTTCATTGCATCGCTACCCTGACCTAGCGAAGACCCCCACGCAACCCATTTCTGCATTTAGCGCATTTGCCTTGCGCCTGTCGCTATTTGCGGCCACGATTGGACTTCAATGGTTGACCCGACCCCGTTAGCTGAGATTCGGCAATGGGCCGCGCACTATATCGGATCTGGTGCGCACCCTATCGAAATTGTCGGGCCGTTGGTCCCAAAGAGCCAGTACGTGAAGAGCCCCGGCAAACAACCGGCTCACGGCGGTTGGACCAAAGAATTGGCGCCAATGCCTGTGGCGCACTACCGGGACGGATCAAACTTAGGGCTTCGCATGGGCTTGCAACCGTCTGGTCGGTTTCTGATTGCGCTAGATGTTGACTGCCCGGAAGTGACGGAGCTTCTGAAGATTGCGGACAACTCGGAATGGCCCGACACACTGGTAGCGAAGACGGGAAGGTTGGACGGCGGCTACCATTTTCTATTTACTTGGCCTACTACCGTTCCCTTCCCCGACAATGGGGTCAAACTGAGGGGCCCGGACGGCAACAAAACCAAAATCGATATCCGATCCGAAGGGGGTCAGATTGTCGTTGCGCCTTCAACGCACCCGGACACTGGCCTGCAATATGAGTGGGTAACAGAGTACCCGATTGCGGAGTTGCCGGAGTCGATTGCCCAGACGATACTTGCAAGGCAGCGCAAGACCCATATCTCCCATACCGCACCTAACAGTGCCCGAGTCAATAGCAGAGCGAGCGCGAACGCTTACAGCCCCTCTCCCATTGCAAATGTGGGCGACCCGTTGGCCGTTGCCTCTGCTATTGACTCGGGCACTGTTGGTGGTCCAGAACTATCCCCTGTTAGTGATGGCAGGTTTAGGACTATATGCCGTCGCCTCTCGAACAGGGATATCCCGGTAGCGGTAGCGTTCGAGAATTTGCTTAGGGGCACGGCATTGGCGGAGCCGGGTGGGCGGGACGACGTTCTGACCCGCATGGCCTGGCACTTGGCGCGAGAGCTACCTAACGCCGACCCCGACTCAATAGCTAAGCATTTCGAGCAATCCCTAAGTCTCATGCACACACTAGCGCCGTTTGCGGCTCCGTGTGACATGGCCTTGAAATTCCGTACCGCCGTCGCTAAGCAGGCGAGCGAAGTCCCTGAAATTCAGCTACTTTGCTCTGCTACTGGCACCCCTACCGCTTGTACACACAATATCCTGCAGGTACTTAGAGGTGACAAAGACATTCAGGGTCGCCTAACGTATGATGCGTTCTCCAATCGGGTCATGATAGCGCGTGCCCTCCCTTGGGACATTAGGGCTGGTCGTGGTGCCGATTGCTATTTCCCCAGGGAGTACGTTGACGACGATGGCACACACCTTACAGCCCATTTGATGGCAGTTCATCGCCTAAATCTGAAGACCAACAATGTCTATGAGGCCCTGCAAGCGGTAGCTAGGGAGCATTCGTACCACCCTGTGCAAGAGTATATGCTTGGACTGAAATGGGACGGTGTGCCCCGCATTGACACTTGGCTGATCGACTACGTTTCGGCCGAAGACAAGCCGTTTGTTCGCAAGGTTGGGGCGTGGTGGCTAATGAGCGCATTTATGCGCATTGCCGATCCGGGTTGCCAGGCTGATTACTGTTTAATCCTTGAGGGCTTGACCGGCAGGGGCAAAAGCCAGGCTTTCAAAGCGTTAGTCGGTCCGGCTTGGTTCAGTGACTCCCTAGCCCCTGGTTTGGGGAAAGAGTCTGCCATTGACACCGCTGGAAAGTGGGTAATCGAACTAGCCGAATTGTCAGCAATTCGGTCTATCAAAGACGTGAACCAGGTCAAGGCGTTTATCACGCGTTGTGCAGACCGTTACCGCGTGCCCTACGGCAAAGTTGCTCAGGACTTCAAACGGCAATGTGTTTTTGCTGGCACTACGAACGATTCCGAATACCTGCAGGATACGACCGGGAACCGTCGATTCTGGCCTGTGACTGTCGGTGACAAAGACGTTGACATCGAGGCACTAAAAGCTGTCCGTGACCAACTATGGGCGGAAGCGGCATATCGGGCAGCCACGGGGGAGCGATACTGGCCAAAAGATGAGGTCGAGCGTACAGCGTTCGAGGCCGAAATCGATAAGCGCAGAGTAGTGGACAGCATCGAAGACCGTCTATACGACTGGCTCGCAAACCCGATTGGCTATCGTGGCCAGCCGTTGACTTCGGCTTGGATCCTAGAGAATATAGCCGGGATAGCAGTAGCCAAGAGGGGGGACGACCTGAGGATCGCGACCTGCCTACGGAAGGTCGGCTTTGTCCGACAAGCTGGTAGTGGGGGACGCTACTGGCTACCTCCCCCTGGCTGGACCGCACCTTCTGTAGCTGGACCAACACTAGCCGTTGTGTTGCCGATGCAACAACCCTCGACCCTGAACCAACACCAAAGGACCTTGTGACTAAACAACACCGCTGGACCCCTAAAGAGATCAACATGTCTGTGGGGCTGCTACGAGCAGCCATAACAGTAGAGCAGGCCTGTTCGCACACCCCTAAAGTGTTAGGGTTCCAGGCTACCCCTGATCAGCTACAGAAGGCCTTCAAAGCGCGGGGAATGCCGGCCCCTTCGGCCTATTTATGGGATGGGCTTCCGGGCCATCTTGCAGATGTGTCAGCTAAAACCACCGACTTCTCGGCCCTAGTCAAGGCAGCGAAGTCAAAACCCTCATTCTCGGCCCTGTGTGACACGCTAGACCTAAGCCCTAAGGCGCTAACCCAGTTGCTGGCCGATGCTAAGTCTTCAGGCCTGGCGCTACGCGTTGCGCCGGGTGGTGTAGGAGTTGGCCATGCCGAACCTACGGGGGTACAGGATACGGGCATTGTCCCGCCGACGGTCGGTAAACGGTTCAGGCTCGGGGTTATTTCCGATCTACACCTAGGCAGTAAATACGCGTTGCGGGCACAGCTCCGGGATTGCATCAAACGACTATACCGGGCCAAGGTGCGGGACATAGTGATCGTGGGTGACCTGCTGGACGGGGGTTACCGGCACGGTGAATTTGAGCTATCCCATAGCGGACTGGCAGACCAAACGACTGACCTGCTCGCTACGTTGCCTCAATACCCTGGTCTAACGTACCACGCGATCACGGGCAATCATGATTTCACGTTCACTGAAAAGACTGGGGTCGACGTAGGCGCCTACATTGTCGGGCAGTTCGCTGCAGCTGGCCGTAAGGACCTGAAATTCTATGGCGACCGAGCTGCAACGCTTCGGATCGGTGGGACTACGGTCCGGCTGTTGCATCCGCTTGGCTCGTGTTCTTATGCCATCAGCTACAAATTGCAGAAATTTGTGGAAGCGTTCGACTCTGGCGAAAAGCCCGGCGTCCTGTTAGTCGGTCACTATCACCGTTCCTGCTACGTCTACTCGCGAGGGGTGCACACACTAGCCTGCCCTACATTCCAGGGGCCTGGCTCGGCATTTGGGCGGGCTCTAGGGCTCGGGAGCCAGGCCATTGGTGGGCTCTTACTGTCGTGGAAACTAACCGAAGTCGGCACGCTACGAGAGTTTGGGATCCGACCCATAAGCTATTTCAAGGCCGAACAGCCGAAAGAGACTGTTTAGTGTAGCAGTCTGGTAGGCTACCGACCAAAGCCAGTGCCTAGACCCTGGCTTTCTGCTATTCTGTAACATGCCCCGAGACCTAGTTCCTGTGTTGCAGTGGGCGCTTACACTATTTGCGCCGTTGCCTCACAGGATTCACATTTGCTGGGTTGACCTAGACGAGGTAGACCCGTCTGTGTTCAGCGAGGCCGAAGATTGGGCCTGCTGCTACGGCACTAAGGAGGGGCTGTTCATCGGGCTGGCGCCTTCCCTCAGTCGTGCCCCACTCTATGTCCTACGGTACCTAGTAGCCCACGAGGTTCTGCACCTGGCAATCCCCCCACACCGGGGAAAGGCGCACCCCCGCTGCTTTCGCGTGGCAGAGCGCCTAATTCCTGGCTATTTGCGGGCCTGTCGTTGGTTGGAATCTAGAGATTAGTTACCTCGCAATCTACCGCAACGTCCCAATCTAGCGACGGATCGGCGTGAATAGAGTCCGCTACTGCGATCCTAACGCCGTCAAGGTCTGCCGGGTCCAGAGTGTCAGGCAGCCGGAACGACTGCTCTCGGTCGGCGAACACGGACTCGACCCCTGTCATCTCTCGGCAGGTCGGCCCGGTCTTAAGCTCAACCTTGGCGTGAGCAGTAGCCTGAGTGTATGGCAGATGTCCTGCCATAAATGGCTCACATATTACAGCTTTTGTCGTTATTCTGTGCACTAGTGTTGTCATTTGCAGGCCTCTTCCGCTATAAAGATAAGGTCAATGGTTTGGTTTGATGCCGCCGCCGACTCCGCCGCCGACCGCGCCGACCGCTCCGCCGACTCCGCCGCCGACCGCGCCGCCGACCACGCCGCCGCCGCCGCCGCCGCCGACCACGCCGCCGCCGCCGACCACGCCGCCGACTCCGCTGATTCTTTGTTCCTATCCTCCCCACTGAGCCATCTGTCGGCCCACTTGCTCCAAGCGGGATCGGAGCAGACACGTTTGGCGCAAAGGATCGCAAATCGGACCCTCTGTTCAGTGGTGACAACAGGTAGTGGGATTTCCCTAAGTGTAGTCAACGCCGTAACACCAAGCTTT